CTTCTCTGCGAAACGCCTCTCCGTCGCGAGGGCGATGCTGTTGTTACGGAGACGCTGACCGTTCACGGATTGACGGTTGGTCTACGCGCCCTCATGGGTGGAGGAAGGAACGCTCGGTGATGAAGCACGCAGCAGATCCGACGATGCCTGGTACGGTAGACGAGAGTACGGAGTCGGTGATTACGGCGAGCACGGCGCCGGTCGATTTTGTCCATCGCTGCTGCCCAAAGTGCGGTCGCATCGACGCAAAAGCCGGCGCGGTGTGGGGGTGCGTGACATGCAGACGTCGGTACGGTTCTGGGTTCAGGTGGTGGGATCTGCCTCAAGAGAACGGGGGTAGAAAGTGAAGCAACCAGAGCCGGTAGGCCAGGCGGAACTGGTCACGGAGGAGGCGAGCTCTCCACCTAAGCGCCACAGATGGTGCTTCGGTAGCCGCACGTGTGACAACTGCGGACGCGACTACGATTGGAGCGCAGAGTCTTGCGGCGCTCCACTGCCGCCGAGCGATGCGCGCCGCAGTCGTCAACCGCCGCGGCAGCTTCAGCACGATACGTGCCCACGCGGCGGTCAGCCGTGTCGCCGGTGCGGCATGAGTTACTCGCCGCGAACGGCGTACATTCCGTGTTTCGTCGATGGCGACACTCTGGCAACTTGGCTGGCGCGGCACGCGGAAGAGCTAGGTGGCGCCGACCCAGAGAAGCCCGCGGTGCAGCCGTGAAGCAGTGTGTGCTCGCTGTTCGCGAGGAGCGGAACATGAAGGTGCCCGAAACGCCTTGGTTGAATGAGCGCGGTCCGAAAGCAAACTCGATAGCCCATGAAGCAGCCGCTACTTGAACAACTCGAGCCTCCGCCTGGCTGGGAGATCTGCCCAGAGGGCAACGGGTGGATTGTCATCCCTCCATGCGGCTTGCCCCCACGCGCTTTTCGTCCGCTCTGGCTCGACCTCGTCTACTCGAGTCGAGAGATAGCGACAGCGAAGGCATGGGAACTAACCAGGGAGGAGCCGACCGCCTCGTGGCCCCCGTGCGCCGTCTGCGGCAAGAGCCCGCGGGAGGGGCGGCACGCTACCGACCTTGGCGAGGGACACGACTACGTCCCAGCCGAAAAAGTAGACGGCGGGCGCCAATGAAGACCTGGTGGGTGTGGGTCGATCGGCGGAAGGAGACGGAGAGGTGGGTGATCTCGGTCGCCGGCGAGCGCGACGCCCACGCTTGCGCCGACAAGGTCTTCTTCAGGGTCTTCACCCACACCGATCTCTGCCCGCCGCGGCGGCTCGTACTCGTCGCCGTTGGTGAGCTCCACTTTGAGGGGAAGATCTGCACAATCCGCGGCGAGATCGATGCCCGGCTCGAGGCCCTCGAGAAGGATGCCCATCCGCCCGTAACGAACTCCCTGCGAGACCTGGAGGGCCGGATGGGGATGCTCGAGCGTAAACTCAGCCGAATCTCAGGCGATTGACAGGAAGCCCGCTCCGGGAGGAGAATTAGGGAGCCTCAGAAAAGGGAGCCCCACACGCATGTCGCGATACCAGAGCTTGACCAGTCTCCAGGTCACCGGCGCCGCAGTCCCGAGCGTCATCACACGCTTCGTTCAGTCGGCCCAGGCCGACGATCTGGAGGCCGCGTTCCAGGAGGTGATCGATGAGATGATCGCGGGCAGCTACTTTCTGTCGCACATCGATCTCGCCGGCGGCGGCGATGGGCACACGTTCATGCTGCACACGCAGTGGGCGATCGTACAGGGCGCCGGCGTCACGTTCTCGAGCGGCGGCAACCCGAGCGTCTTCCGCCTCTTTCTCTACCAGGCGGCGCAGGCCGCGGCGCTCGGTCTCGCGCGGGCTGCCGCGCAGGCGCGCGTTGCCGCTCGGTTCACCGAACCCGACGTCGACACGGTGAGCGAGGTCGACACGTACCTGGCCGGCGCTCAGATGGGCACGCGCTTCATGGGCGGCGTGATGACCAGCGTCACGACGGTCCCCTGCTAGCCTGAGAGCCCGGGACTCCGCAGGAAGCGCCTGAAGGCGTCGTTGCTGAGCGCACGGACTCCGGTCGGATCCCGGCGCTTCCCCCGCACGAACTCCCCCCATGCCGCCGCCGGCTCGCCGGTGAGGAAGTGCAACCCGAGCGCGCACACGAACGCCGAGCGATTCCGCCCCATCCGGCAGGTGACGAGCGTCCGGCGGCGACGCGCGAGGTCAGCCGCCACGGCCGCGCCGCCGGCCAGGGCGACCTCGATGTCCCGCGCCGATGGAGTTGCGCTGTCATCGAAGGGGAAGCCGCGTACCACGATGCCAGGGAAGCGCGCCGCGGGCGGCTGGTACTCCTCGGCGCAGAAGACGATCACTCGAAAGTCCCGGTAGTCAGCGCCGTCCAGCGGAGCCGATCCGATCCAGAGGTCGCCCACGAGATGGGTCGTGTCGCGGCGCATCACGCTGGCCCCATTGAGACGTTGTGATTATGGTACCGACAGTGAAGTCGAACCGGTCCGAGCTCGCCCTCCTCCGCGGGAAGACCACCGCCGCCGCGCTCGAGGAGTGGACGCGGGCCTTCGGCAAGACCGAGCAGTACCAGGCTGCCATCACGGCGTTTCTTGGTGCGGCTCCCGCGCCGGGCGGCGAAGGATTGCCCTACATCGGTAGCCTCTCTCCGGAGACACGTAAGGCGTACTCGTACACGCTCGAGGAGTTCTTCGAGTGGCTGGCCGCGAGCCGCGGTCGCCCGACGGCGCCGCCGGACGTGACGATCAAGGACGCCGAGGACTACGCGGCGTGGCTCGCGACGCGTCCGTTCTCGCTCCTCCACGAGAAGCTCCGAGACGGCGATCGGAGCGAACGCCTCGCGCTCTTCGACGCCGTCACGAAACTCGGCTCGGCGGATATCCATAGCATCGCGGAATCTATCCCGGACTGGCTCAAGAAACAATGGAGGTCGGCCGCGAGCGCAACCGCGGTGAAGGCTGATCTCGCCCAGTTGCACCGTGAGCTCGGCCGCATGGTGACGCATGATCTACTTACGCGGACACCGACATTCGCAGAACTCAGGAAGACCCAGCCCCGCCTCGGCATCGACGAGTTCGTCGTGCAGATCCCAGAAGGGGACAAGATGCGCGATGTGCCGATGGAGTACGTCTTCGAATACTCGATCCCGAAGCCGCGCGCAGTCGGGCGTGCGACGATCGCGCTCCGCATCGGTGCGCTGTCGTCGTTCTGGGACGTACTCACGCAGGGCGACAACCGCCCTGGTGGCGAGCCACTCGTTCGACACAACGTCTTTCGTCCGATCCTGAAGCGGGTGCTGCGCGGGAGGAGCTTCGAAAAGAAGCAGGCTCGTGTGGCTTCCAACCAGGTGACAGCGCCGATCGTTGATCGGCTCTTGTCCGCTGCAGCGGGGCCATCACTCGTCGACAAACGCAATGCGGCCCTGGTGTGGTTCATCGTGCTGATGGCGGGGCGAGCCTCCGAAGTGATCACGATCCGGCGCGGCAAGCCCGCCTCGGCGGACGAGCAGCGGCGCTGGCCGGGGTGGCTCGATGGAGCCGCCGATCCGCCGGGCGTATGGCTCCGCCGGAAGGGCGGCAAGATGCAGTGGCTGCCCTTCCCTCCGATCGCGCTCGAGCACCTGCACACATTTCAGGTCGAGCTCGCGCGGCGTGCAGCTCCTCCCGAGGCGCAGAAGTTCGATCCGGACGGCCCGCACTACGTGCACCCAGACAGCCCGCGGTGGCGCTACCAGCTACTGACGACGCGGGCCGACTCGCCGCTCTTTCCTCCGGTGCACTTCTGGGGAGCCAACTCGACCTCGAACTACGAGGAACTGAAGCCCAACCTCCCGAATACAGCTGGCGGCACCGACTACAGAAAGAGCATGTCGCGGCACACGGTGGCCAAGATTCTGAAGCGCCTGGCCGAGAAGGCGGGACTCAGCGAGGACGAACTCCGCAAGGTGCATCCCCACGCCGTCCGATCCTTTTCGGCTACGGCCATGGCCCGCGAGGGCAAGTCCCTCCGCGAGGTGCAGGCGATCCTCGGCCACGACAGCCTGCTCACGACCGAGGGCTACATCGCCGACGAGGAGCGCCCGGTGGCCCTGTCCGGCCAGACTGAAATCATGAGGCACCTGGCCGGCGCCAGGCCCGAGGGAGCCCCGCCGGCGCCGCTTGCGGAGCCGTCCCAGCCAGTCCGTGAGGCCGTTGGCGTGGCCGTACGCCAGGCTCCGCCGTCCCGGAGCCTAGGCCCTCAGGAGCGTCGGGAGCGTCGGGAACCGACGCCAGCCGGGGCCGTTCCGGACGCCATCCTCGCCCGGCTTCCCGACCTGGGTCCCATCGACCCCATGCCCGCCCAGAGCCCGGCCCTGGCGCCCCCGGCTGAGATCGTCCACGAGACGGGCAAGGGACCCATGGTGGAGATCGCTGGCGAGCCGGTCCCGCCGGCGGCGATCCGCATCGAGGAGGGGGTGAGCCCGGGGTCGCCGTTCGAGGTGTATGAAGCCCTCGAGCCGAGCCCCGCACCCGCGCGCGAGCGCCTGCGCGCCCAGGAGCACATCCAGTACACCCGGCCCTACCCGAGGCAGGCGGGCGAGGAGGAACTCCGGACGCTCTATCAGAAGCGCGGCCGCGACCAGGTGCAGCGAAATCGCTGGCTCCGGGACCACTACGATCCGTGGCCACTGCACTACGGCCTCGGCGAGCAGAGCTTGCTCCCCTGGTTTGCTCGCGGCAACCCAGACGCCAACGGGGAAGTGCAGGGCAACGTCTTCGACCCCGAGACCGGGAAGGACAAGGTCGTGCGGGTCCCGCCACTCCCCGTGCTCAGCCCCGACCAGGTGTATCCAGAGACGGCCGATCCGCGAGCGCTCTTCGTTGCGCTCGATCGCATGCAGGAGAAGTGGCTCACGACGGAGCCGAGCCGCGTCTTTGGGCTACGGCGCTGGTTTGCGACGTTCGCGTACGTGACCGCCGAACTCGAGAAGGCGACGGGGGGGGAGTTCCAGTGGGTGCCGTTCGATGGCGCGGGCAAGCTCGGTGAGCACATCCGCGCTCACGACGACGAGTACATCGCCAAGTGGTTCCTGGAGAACTCCGGGCGCTTCGCGACTACCATGCGGCTCTTCCGTCAGCAGATCAGTTCCAAGGAGCCGGCCGAGTACGCAGCGGACTTCCAGCGCATCTTCGGGCTCACGTCCTACGCGAGTGCGAGCACGGTGCAGGACATTCCCGAGTGGTTCGCGTCTGATGATCCGGTGCGGGCGATCTATGACGAGAGCCCGGAGGAGTGGCAGTTCTTCCTAACCTGGATCCAGAGCGTCACCGGCGCGAAGCTCACGAAGGCTAGGAAGGGGGAGCGTGACGAGCAGGTCACGTTCACGAAGGAGAAACGTGCTCACGACATCGAGCGGGCGCGGGAGCTGCTCGAGACCTACTTCAGCCTCGTCGCCGAGCTCACCGAGGCGATCGCGGAGGGGCAGAAGGATGACGCGGCCCGGATGCGCCTCCTCATCGGCGGCGGGAGCATCGGCGGGAAGCCCTACGAGGGGCTTACCGAGCAGCTCCAGCGGCTCGGTGTTGCCGACCCGAAGAAGTACGCCGCGGGGAGGGAGGAGGAGGGCCCGCGGGAGATCGCTGCCAGGACCGAGCGGATCCTGAAGGACGCATTCCCCGAGGCGCCCGTCGAACTCGTCGACCCGAACATGCTCCGAAGCCGGATGTTCGATCCGGAGGCCTTCCGGATCGATCCGTCAGCGCACACGATCTCGCACAGCCCCGCCTTCCGTGAGTCTTTCGCAGAGGCGCACGAGGGCATGGACTCCGAGTGTGTGATGCGGCGCGCGGCGCGCGGCATGTGGGAATACGTGAAGCGTAACCGCCTCACCGTCGAGCGCGGCAAGAAGCGAGCGAGCGAGTACTCGATGCTCCACGCGATCATGCTCACGTACACGGCCTGGATCGTGCCCTGCCCGCGGGACATCGAGGCCGCGATGGCTGAGCACACTGTCGGGCGCCTGTCTGGAGAGCGCGCTCGCTCGAGCTACCTCCTCGCCCTGAACCGCGCCGTCCGTGACGCCGTATCGGGCGAGCCCGACCGCACCGAGGAGGAGATTCTATCCGACGCCGCCGCCCTGAACCTGCCCGCCCAGGAGGCCATGCGGGCGCTCGAGATTGCACAGGTGTATGCTGCCACGCTCGCCGAGCATCAGATCCCGATCGAGCAGGCCGTTGCCTCGGCGATCGCCCGAGGCGAGGAGGAGCTCGCCACGCGGCCCCGCCGGGGGCGCCTCCTCCGCCGGAACCTCTCCGGGCGCCGGGTGCTCTTCCACGAGCCAGGAGAGCGGTGCGCGAGCATGTTCGGGTGCCAGTGGACAGGCAAGGGGCTTCCCCGTAAGGACGCGGCGCCCGAGATCTACCTCTCCCCGAATGCCTACCGGCACGGGGTGCGGCTCGTCCGGAACGCAGAGCGGCTGCTACCGTCACCACTCCACATGATTGCCGCCATGCTCACGCCACTTGACGGCGTATAGCTATCTAAGCTATCTTTGCTACTGTGACGCCAGGGCGTGAATACCACAGCGACAGCGCGCGTCTCATACCCCATGACTACAGGTCGTCCGAGAGGACGCACCAGTGGATCCCGGCAGGGCTTGCCGGGAGAAATCTTCTCCCTCGGGAGAGGACAACGGCTGGCAGAACCGGAAGCACGGTGTCGGCGGCGGGCAAGCCGCCGGTGCCCGACCGGATTGCTCCAGCAACCGGGGAAGGAACTTGCCGCATGGCGGTACCCAACCGGAGGGCCTCGGCGGGAAACCGACCGGGGCCATTCGTTCCGCACTCCGAACCCGCACGCGAGAGGTCAAGCGCCGCAGATAGCACGCCCCAGGAGTCCCGGGCACTTACGGCATGGCACGGAGCCGACGATCCGAACCGCTCGCAAAGCGCTCTTCAGGAGCACGAATCTGCTCAGTTGTTGCAGGACGACTCGCAGGCGAGTTCGGAACGCGGGACGAGCGCCAGTCCGCCCAGCCCGTCGCCTTTACCCGAGTGATCTGCTCGCAGGCGAGTTCGGAACGCGGGACGAGCGCCAGTGTAGCACCCAGGTGGGTGGCGGCCACCCAGCGCTACTCTCGCAGGCGAGTTCGGAACGCGGGACGAGCGCCAGAAGGCAGTCGAGGCGATGTTCGCGCCGGCTCCGCGGCTCGCAGGCGAGTTCGGAACGCGGGACGAGCGCCAGTTCGCGTCGAGCGGCGTCGTTTCGAACGTCGATCCCTCCTCCTCGCAGGCGAGTTCGGAACGCGGGACGAGCGCCAGTCGCTCCAGGACACCACGATCACGGTGTTGCTGCCCTCGCAGGCGAGTTCGGAACGCGGGACGAGCGCCAGAGCTCGCGACCGTCGGCATGCACGAACTCCTCGCATTGCGGACTCGCAGGCGAGTTCGGAACGCGGGACGAGCGCCAGCCAATCGGAGCGCTCCTCCAGGAGCGTCGCCCATGACTCGCAGGCGAGTTCGGAACGCGGGACGAGCGCCAGAAGAGCGACCCTCTCGTGATGTCGTCGCTCGACTTGCCCTCGCAGGCGAGTTCGGAACGCGGGACGAGCGCCAGCTTGCACCGGCCACGGGGGCGACGATCGCGGCGAACTCGCAGGCGAGTTCGGAACGCGGGACGAGCGCCAGCCCGATCTCCTCGTGCTGGACGCGCGGGTGAAGAGCGCTCGCAGGCGAGTTCGGAACGCGGAACGAACGCCAGAGGACCATGAACCCCCAGAGGCATGCCACCGAGTCGACTCTCGCAGGCGAGTTCGGAACGCGGATCGAACGCCAGGAGGAGCAATTGGAGAAGCGTCAGGCTTCAGGGCGCGGAACGAATGCCAGCCGAAGGTGGTCGCCTACCTACCCGGTAGCGCCACGAACTGCGACGTTCGGTCTTCGAAGAACGTCCCGTGGTCGGTCATGATGATGCAGCAGTCCACGGAAGCGGCCTGATCGTCCTCGATCGGTCGGCGGCGATGGAGCTGCACAACGCGGCCATCATACTCGCGTGAGGTGCCACCGCTCGGGTCGAGCGTGACGTTGGTGCCGGTGATATGGATCACGTACTGGCCGAGCAGGACCGGAGTCGTGGGCGCCAGAATCGTGTCGAGCATCAGGTCCGCGATGGCTGCTACGACGGGCACGTAGTTCACGCCGTTGAGCCAGATGATCCGAGTCGGCACTCCTCCCACGTCGACCGCAGCGACCTTACCGAAGAGCGGAGGCTGATCGTGCAGCGTCGCCGGGTTGTTGTTCAGCAAGCGTGAGGAAACGGTATCGTTGACAGCTGACATGGGGGTTACCTGTTCGAAAGGATGTTCGGGTACCCTGCGCTCGGAGGCGGACCGGCGCTCACGAGCGTGAGGTCGATCTCGTAGTAGAGCCCGCCCGAAAGCGTCTTGCAGAGTAGGTGCGGCACGAGCAGTCCCACCTCACCTGCTACCTGGAAGACGTCCACGACCTCCGCCGTGAACTCCTGACTGAAACCCTGTGGCAGCACGATCTTGTTGAGCCACGCGGTGATCGTCGCCGCGTCCGGAGCCGTGATCTCGGACAGGATCGTCGCCGGCACCGCCAAAAGCTCTTGTCCCGTCTGCGTCAGCCGTATGTCCCATGGGGCCGCGCCGGCTTGCACGATGGCGAAAAGCGGCGGCTGTGGATTGATCCGACTGATGGCCCCAGGGGCGAAGTCTGCGCTGCTCAGCTTTAGACGGACCCAGGACTGGATACCGATGGCCATTCCGGGAGGCTACCGGGCGCCCTTCCGGGGGTCAAGACGGCCCCGAAGGTAGCGGTTTTCATCGTCGTACATGACCCGGGGCTCGATGAGCGGAATCGTGGGGTGCTTGCCCGCCATGGCTTCGAACACGAACGTCCGGGCCAAAACGGCCACGCTCGTTTTCATCTTTCGAGCCCGGAGCTGCAGCGCCCGGTAGGCTCCGTAGGGGATGTTCATGGAGAGGCGATACTTCTTCGGATCGTTCTGCGGCAGAATGTACCGGCGCCCCTTCCAGTACCAGAGGTGCACTCGCTCCTCGGGCGCCAGGTCCCTGTCCGACAGCAGGAACTCGTGAATGATGCTCCTCAGTAGCGTTGCGCCCTCCACACCTCGAAAGCGGCACTCCTCGCACCATGCCTCGTAGATGAGATTCGGAAAGTACAGCTCGTAGGTCTTCACGCGCTTGCCGGCTGGAAACCTCGCCGTGCTCTCACCGGTGATGCGCTCGATGCGGGCACGCGCCCGGACCTCCGCGAGCAGATCGGTCTGGACACCGATCCTCCTCGCGACCTCGTCGAGCTTTTCGTCCGGGATCGGCCGGACAGCGTGCTGACTCGAGAGCAGCCTCTCCATGAGCCACTCCCGGAAGGAGACGCCGCCACCACTACCCGGCAGGGCTGACGATCCTCTGTCTCTGCACCCAGGTGAGATGCTTCACATCCGATGGGCGGACAGAGACGGCAACGGTCACGCCATTCGGCGCTTGCATCGTCATGATGAAGAGCAGCTCGTTCTCGGCGCTGCCGCTCGTGATGTGGAAGATGCCTTTGAGCACATCCGTGCCCTCCCGGCCCTCCGGTGTGACGGCGGCGACGTAGGGCTCGAAGAGCTGCATCAGCACTTCCTGCCCGTGAAAGTGATGCCAACCCGTGGGAAACGGATCATCAGTCGGTGCTGGCGTGTTCTCTGCTGCTGGCGTTTCCATCTCATTCTCCTTCGTGAGCGCCTTCGGTGAGGCGTGCGATCGCTGCGGCATTGCGCTTCTCCCACGTCCACTCGCCGCGAATGAACGGGGCCTGCTCGAGCGCGGCCTCGTGCAGCTCTGGCCATCGCTGACACGCAAAGGCCATGGCCGCCACGATGTCCTCGGGCTCGACCCTGGGCGCCACGGCTCCGGGGTAGTCGTCCAGCGGCGCGTCCTCATGGGCGAGGACCTCCACGACGCCAGGCCCGTCCAGGTGCCCTTCCGAGTGCCCGGTCACACGCGTTGCCACGACGGGCACTCCGCACGCCCGCGCCTCTAGCGGCACGAGCCCGAACCCCTCTGCTCGAGACGGCTGGCAAACGACGTGAGCGCGGGAGTAGAGTTGGGTGACGACGTGCAACGGCGACAGCGCGAGCCCAGGCACGACGATCACCTCTTCGGGAGCATGACCAGCCGCGCTCGCCCACCAGATGACGCGGTTACACTCGAGTGGATTCATGACGACGGTCAGGCTGGCGCGCTTCGGAAGCAGGTTTCGCTTGCGGAGCTCCGCCCAGGCCTCGAGCAGAAGCCTCGTCCCCTTCCGCTCGGAGTCCGTGCTGGACAGGTGCAGCACCCGAAACTCCCCATCATCGTAGAGCCGGCGAGCCGCGGCGCGGAGCTCGGCGTCGGGCCGGTAGATGTCCGGGTCGATGCCGTGCGGCGCCGTGACCACCGGGAGCGTCGGGAAGGCCTCCGCCAGAACACCGGCCGCCCACTCGCTCGGAGCAAGCAGGCCCCCGTCGAGCAGACCCCTCGGGAGCTCCTTCGAGGGTTCCGTGAGCTTTCGAGCGAACTGTGTCGGAAGGTGCTGGGCATTCGGCGCCACGAGCAGCCAGTGTTCCCTGTGCCCGCCGCAGCGGTGGGCCGCCATGAGGCCGGCAGGCGCTCCGATATTGAGCGACACAGGCGCCATCGCGCCGCCGGGCGAGTCCGGGGGATCGCCGTCGACCGGGAAGAAGCCCGCGAACGCTGACCAGTAAGTGAGCGCCCGCTGCATGCCGCGCGTCACCTGCGCGAACGAGCTCTGGCCGATGCCGTAGCCGTAGAGTCGGATCACTGGTTCCACGGAGCCTTTCGGAGCCGCGCCTGCTGCTCCTTGGACATGTAGTCCCAGTGCAAGCACTTCGGCCCGCAGAGGTGTCCGCTCATCGCCTCAATAGGATCGGCGCCGGCCTTCACGGCATCCGCGTAGAACCGCGCCCTGTCTACGATCTCGCCGACGGTCATCTTGCGGACCTTCTCCCAGAAGGCCTTCGTGTGCTGCCGGTCTTCTGTCGCCTTTGCTTTCTTCATCCGAAGCCTCCTGCCATGGCGAGTTCGTCTTCCACGGCCGCGTTGAGGCGACCCGCGAGCTGAAGCACGTGCGCTCGCATCTCCTCGCCTACGACACCAGACAGGTATCGGTTCAGGTGGGCGCGATGCACGCGGGCAGGCGGCGGAGCCGCGCGTCGCAGCGCCGTTACGATGTCCTCGTGACTAGCCACTGCCCACTCAGCATTGCTCTCCCACCCGTATTCCGGCTGTTCCACAGGCTCTAGCCTCCACGGGATCCGCACGAATGACGGCTCGTCCTCGGCGTATTCTTCCGATCCTCCGTACCCGGTATGCACGAGCGTGTTGCCGGCCGCCACCGCGTCAAACGCCGGCAGGTCCCAAGCCTCTCCCCGGGAGACGCTCACGTAGATGTTGTTCGCGCGGTGAAGTTCGTTGAGCTCGCTCGCCGAGACCATGCGACTCGAGACACGCACCCGCTGCCGAATCGTCTCCGGCGTCCACGCAGGGCAGAGCGGCGCCCACCAGGCGAGACTTTGCGCGGGAGACGGGTACTTCTCCCATTTGCCCCATGAGCCCGTCTTGATGAAAAGAGACGCCCGATCCTTCGGGGTGAACGCCTGCAGAAACGCACCGATGAGCGCGTGGTAGTTCTTGCGCGGCTCCCACTTGCCGATGGCGTAGAACCGCTTGCCGTACGGAACCGCGTCCGATCCGTAGGGAGCGCCGATCTGGCTCGGCCCATGCGTGCGCGGCTCGTACGGACAGGGCACGACCTTGGTCCGAATGCCGGCCGATAGGAACACCTCGGCGTTGCGCTCGCACGGCACCCAGACCTGCCCGACGCGGCCGAGGACCTCGGCGAGCTCCCGGCTCAGCGTGGAGCGCTCCCAGCTCGTGTAGACGATGCTGGCCGCGTACACCGCCCGCTCAGCCTCGAAGCCGCTGAGCCGTGCGCCAGGCGGGCATACCTGGTACTCGAGCTGCCGTGGATGCTGGATGATCATGTGGTGGATCGCGATGGGCACCTTCGAGAACGAGATCCGCCGGAGCCAGTCGACCTGGCGGATGACGTCCGGAGCGATGTCCGAGTCCACCAGGAATCTCGGATCGGCCAGGTGCCGGAGAGCCACCGGTAGCCCGCTTCCAGCGAGAGCCACGACGCTCCGCCGGCTGTGCTCACCGAGACCGTCGAACGCGCTCCTCCACGGGGCGTAGTAGTTCACGCCGATGGGCAGGAGCGCCGCCTCGCCTGGCGCTGCGACCTCGTTCTCGAAGTCCGCGTCGCTCGGACTCGGCGCCGCTTCCCCCTCGAGCATACTCGAGGGGGCCCGGTACCGCTCCACCAACTGGGGGAGAGTGCTCACTACTCCTCGATGATCCCGTAGATGTCGTCGTCCGTCATCAGGCGGTAGTCCTTCCTGTCCGGCCCCTGAAACTCGTTGCCCGAGTACTTGCCGTACAGGACTCGCTGTCCGGCCTTCACGGGCACCTCGATGAACATTCCGGTCTTCTCATTCACCTTGCCGGGACCTGCGGCGATCACGGTACCGCGCGTGAGCGGCTGCTTGGCCGTCTGCGGGACAATGATGCCGCCAGGCGTCTTCTCATCGGCGTCGTCGACTGCGACAAGCACCTTGTTCTGGATGGGCTTCAGGCTTCGGATGTCTTTCATGTTCGTCTCCTTTATTCTGCAGCTGTTGCTCGTTCGGCCGGACGGTGATGCTCCGGATACTGGCGCAGGAACTCCTCCGCAAGACGCTTCACATGCGCGCCCGCCGTGTCATGCTGCACGAGCCCCCGCTGCCCATCGGGGTCGCGCAGCCCCTCGAGCTGCTCTCGCTTCACTCCCAGCACGTCCGCCACCACCGGGTCGGAGCCGTTGTCCGTGAGCAGGTAGTACGACACCACCGGGTCGGGCTGCCCGTCACGATCGATCCGCCCCTCGCACTGCTCGTGCGCGGACGGGCTCCAGTCGAGCTCGCCGTGCACCACCGTGCGACAGCCGCTGTACTGAAGCCCATCGAGCCCTGCCCCTGAGCGGAGCGACACGATCATCACCCGCGCTGCTCCCTTGCAGAAGGCCTGTTTCGACTTGTCCTTCTCAGCGGGCGACTCCGTACCTGTGTAGAGCACCGGGCTGAACTCCTTCAACAGCTCGAGCCACACGTCGAATACGGCGCGGTGCCAGCCAAAGAGCAAAACGCGGGGCTCTGCCGCGAGCGTCATCCTCACGAACTCCGCGACGTACGGGGCCTTGGCGATCCCAGTCGCCTGTCGAAGCCTCATATCGAACTCGCCACCGGCGCGGAACTGCTCCCCCTTGGCCAGCTCGCGCCCTGCCTGCCCGAGGATGATCCGAGCGAGCTCGCCGGCGGAGCCCCTGATCGAGGCAATCGCCGAGGTGTCGCAGTTCACGTAGTGCGGCACTCGTGTGAGCCCCTTGAGCTCTCGGCCGACGTCCTGCCGCGTGCGCCGGAGCATCAGGCCGGCCGATCGCATGTACGCTCCGAAGGCCTCCGGCTCCTTGAGCGCCCCGCCAGAACACCACTCCTGCACGAACTCCTCGCGGTCGCCGAGTGCCCCGGGGCGGAGGGTGTTCATGATGTAGAACATCTCCCCGCCGAGATTGAAGATCGGTGTGGCGGTCAATCCGACCCGGAACTCCGCCGCGTCCGCAATCACCTTCGCCGCAGTGCACTTCGCGCTGCCCTTGACACGAGACTCATAGGGGCCACGGCGAAGTTCATGGGCCTCGTCGAACGCGACGAGCTTCACCACGCCCGCGAGCGTCTCCGCCCACCCGTGTAGCTTCGAGTACGTGCAGATGAGCACATCCGGACTGGTCTTCACGGAGTAGTCATAGGGCTCGCTCTGCTTCAGGATGTGCACGGACAGCTGCGGCGCAAACCTCCCGATCTCGTCGCGCCATTGCCGCTGCAGATGTGCCGGCAATACCACGAGCGCGGGCCGGGTCCGCGGATCGGTGAGCATGCAGATCACGCAGAGTGACTTCCCGGTGCCGAGCTCGTCTCCGATCAAGAGCCCCCGTGTCGCGAGGGCTAGCCGCGCCGCGGCGGCCTGGTAGTCCCGCGCAGGCATTGCGAGCGCGAAGGGTGTCCCCTTCGTCCGCCGCGCGAGCAGGCGTTCCACGAGCGTGTCTCGCTCCTGGTGCTCCGCCTCCCGCTTGGCCAGGTAGTCCTCCGGCGTGACCTTGAGCGGGTAGCGGCGGCAAAACCAGGCAAGATCGCGGCACACATCGATCGTGTCCGACAGCACGATGGGGGACACCCTTCCCTTCGCAATGCCGCCGAAGGTGCGCTTCAGCCGAAGGATGACGTGCGGCTCCGCCCGGATCACCCATTTGCCCTTACTGAGCTTGGCCGTGCCGAGCGTCTTCATAGAAACCCCCACTGCATGGCGACACGCACCGGTTTGCCGTTGAGCTCGGTCGGCACGGCAACGAGTTGCATCCGGCTGGTCACTAGCAGCAACTCACTGACGCGCTCATGCTGAGCGTAGCGGGACAGCTGCCTGGTCACCTCGGTGACCCCTCCTTTGATCTTCACCTCGACCGCGACGCCGCCGACCATGAAGTCCGGGCGGTCCTTCCCGGAGAGGCGCGGCTCTCGCTCGAATGGAATACCCAGCCGGACGAGCGCGCGCGCGATGTCCTGCTGCAGATGCTCCTCGGTACCAGTGCGCATACGTACGGCCTCCAGTTTGACAGCGAGCGCAAGCGCCGTCACGAGTCTCCCTGGTTGGTGGAGCCGCCGGGAATCGAACCCGGGTCCGCTGCCGCTCCGAAAGGACCTCGCTCACGTGCGTAGCCCGGATGAGCTCCGGGCGGGCTTGGTGCCCGGGGGCGCGGCACCTCCACCACTGCATGTGGAGCACGGCGGGGCGCCATGCAGAGCCTCCCCGCCGCTCGGCGTCGTGTTGACGGCGCTACACTACCACGCAGATCTCGTGCAGAACCGCTCGTGGCTACGCGGCCACGAGTTGCGCGTTGTCGTTCTCGACTAGCGTGTGCTGCTTTGATTACGGAAGACGCAGCGCTCCCGGCACGGTCAGTCCCTTCGTCGCAGGCCGCGTCGAAACCTATTTCGGCCCCTTGAAATTCAGGAGGGCAAAGCCTCCGAAATGCTTTTTGGCCGCGGCATCGTATGCCTGCGCAGCGGCCCGTGGCGACTTGAACCTGCCCAGATGACAAGTGCGTCCACTGATCGTGATCACCGCCCGCCACTCGCGTCGGTGCGGATCCCACTTGATGCCTTTGTATGGAGCCGCAGAGTCGCGGCGCTTGGCCCGATTGCCCTGATTCTGTGTAGCAGTCGCAATCCGCAGGTTCCGGCGTCGATTGTCCAGCGGATCGCGATTGCGATGATCCACCAGGCATCGCTCCGACGTAAGGCCTAACACGACCCTGTGTAGCAATCGCTTTTTGACCTTTCCACATGCTCGGTAGTCGTTGACCACGTACCTTGGCTTTAGCGAACCCCTTCGTCGCTTGGCGAGCCGCCACGTGAATACGACAATCCGCTCGTAGTCTCGACGGTCGACAAGGGCAGGACGGGCTGAGCCACGAACAAGTATAGTCCTGCTCGTCAAGCACTGCGCACCTTGCTGTCGATGATGGTCGCGTGCCAGAGCCCGCAACTGTCGCACTTGATCGTCTCGTCGCAGGTGACGGTGCCGCAGATCTTCACGTGCAGTGGTTTGCCGTCCGGATCCCGAAGCTCCACGAACGTCCCCGCTAGCCGGGTGTCGAGATGGAACTTCCTATTGCTGTTCATGACCTTCATCTGAGCAAGGCCATGCGTCTCCCCGCGCTCGAGGCAGCGCGGGCACACGAGCGTGAAGCCGGTGTCGTCCGCGGTCGCGAAGAACTCGGAGACACACTCCTGCTTCGTCGTCCCGTCGGCGTTCAGGTAGTAGAGCACCAACTGCGGGTGGCCGCGGTCCATCATGTTCAGGCTGTGGAGCCTGGACGCCACGAAGCCGCCATCAGTGATGGCATCGCCGGCGGCCACGGCCTGCCGCTGCTTGGCGACCTGGCGCTCTCCGGCAGCTTGCGCCTCACGCGCTAGGTGGCGCTGCTTGTCGTGCCTGGCGCTGGTCGTGCCTCCGCGAAAGAGTACTCCGCCAGCAGGCGGCGCCTTCGGGTTGGACATTGCTCCACGGCTAGCAGAGCTATCTCAGCGGGTCAACGAAGATAAGATATCCCGCGTTTTACGAGCCGCTGATGCATGATCCGCTGCACCACGATGCCGCTCGCAATGCTGACCACCAGCGAGGTCGCGATCGTCAGGAAGAGCTCGCCCCGGTACCACGGCAAGGGCGGCAGGCGCCCCTCCTGACATCCTTCGCAGCCCGGGTGAGTGTCGCCGTCCTCGCAGACCGTGCAGCCGCCGTTCGAGAGATACGAGCAATGCGGGCAGACGAAGACCGCCGCCCGGGTTTGCCCGAGCGGCTGCCTCATCACGATGCCGAGGCCCGCGTACAAGACGCCTCTACCTCTTCGGCCCCTGCCACCAGGCGTAGCCGAAGAGGACTCCCATCACGATGCCGCCGGCGGCGGCGAGCATGACGTGGCCCCACGTCGTCTCGTTGTACTGGTCGCTCTCGATGGCGCCGATGCTGGCCCCCGAGCAGCCACAGCCCGAGAGCGGGGCGTAGCGAGGCAGCACGGCCTGGTTCACGGCGACGGTGCTCGCTTCGTAGTACTCGCCGACGCCCACCCGGCGGGGCCCCGCTCGGTAGGGGTTCGTGCCCCAGCCGGGGACGGGGGCGTGCTGCCAGCCCGGGGTGCCGGCGGGGCCTTCGCGGTACATGTCGTCGGTGACGGTGTAGAGGCTCATGGCTTCTCCTAAACTCTCTGTGCGTGCGACTCTCGCGCCTGATCGAGGAGGTCCTTCGCGAGCTCGTCGAGCTCCTCGTCTGTGTCATCGGCACCGATGGTGCCCGCGCCCCAGTCGCCGCGGTGATCGGTGTCGTCCCCCGCGTCTCCGGTATGCAGATCCCAGTCGAGATCGCCGCCCCACCGCCGCACCTGCAGACGGACGTCGATCTCGTCGAAGTCCTCCTTCTTGGCGTAGGCGCGCTCTTCCTTCAGCATGCGGCGGAGTTCGTCGAGCACCGCGCCGTCCTCGAGCCGCTCCGTCAGGACATTGTATTCGGCGCCGGCATGGATCTCGTCACCGCCCCACTCCCAGCTCGGGATGTAGTGCCCGTGCTTCATCGTGGTGTGGCCGATCTGTGTGAGATCCTGTTCTGCGTGCTGGGCGACCTTTTCGAACTCGCTATCCCCGTGGTCCGGCCAGTCGGGCTGCCACCTGATGTTGAGGTCCTCAGCGGCCTCCTTCAGATCCGCTTCCGTCACGTCGACCAGGATGCCCGGCGCGTTGTCATCGAGCCACTCGACGGACTCCTCGAAGGCGGTCTCGAAGTCGTCCGCCCAGACGTACACGATCGTGTCGCCGTAGGCCCCAAACCACATCCGGTAGAGGTTCGACTTGTTGTCGTTCGCCTCGAGCATCGGGGCCGTCTCGGCCTCCTCGGTCTTGCTCGGGCCGTTCCGTCGCTGCGTTCGCGGCTTACTCGTCATCGTCGTTGTACTCCGGTTCGCGGCCTTCCTCATCGAGTCCGTACGCCTGCCGCTCTATGGCGCGCCCCAGCTCACTCTCCTCAGCCTTCTCGCGCTCGTGCTGCTCGAGCCAGTCTCCCCAGCTCGCCATCACGAACGCCCCCTTCGCCGTGTCGTAGCCGATTGTCTGTACGTACGGATCGCCCATGTTCACGTATAGGAAAATGATATTTTCGTAGTAGTCGAGCCTGACATCATCGTCCCAGAGTTCCTCGACGCCGTGCCCCTCCAGAAGCTCGCTTGCTCGCTCAAGGACGCCACCCACGTCCGCCGGACCCTCCGCGCCCCGCATCTCCCGTAGGAGCGCCCGGGCCGCCTCCTCATCAAGCGCGTCCGGGTCATGCGACGTTCGTCGAGCGTCACGGAAAAGCCCCTTGATGTCTCGCAGAGCCTGGGCGGAGTCCACGGAAGGCATCCTATCACCCTTTCTTGATCCACCACGCGGCCAGGCCCACGCCGAGGAGCGTGGTCGCCGTGAGGAGGAGGAGCGCCTTCAGGGCATCTTCCTTGATGAGGTTCGTCTGGGCTAGGAAGACCCCGAGCTCGCCCTCGAGCATGGGGCTCACCTGCTCGCGGAGCACCTCGTCCACGAGCACCGGCACGAAGTACTTCATGTCGTCTTCGATTCCGACGACGAGTTGCTCGAGCTTCGGCTGCGCCTGAGTCCAGACGTTATCGACGATGCCGGGGAGCTCGCGATCGAGCTGCACGCGGATGTCGTTGATCAACTGGTTGACCGGCATCTTGATGACGGTCTCGCCGAGGAGCGGCAGATCCACCTTGTAGCCGATCTCGCACGGGTCCCTCTGCGGGTTGTCCCGATTGAACGTGCTCGGCGGGCACCAGCTAGGCGCGCCGAGCCCGAGGAGCTTTCCCTGAAGCGCGCCGTGGTAGCTCACTGCGCTCTCCAGAAGGAGAGTCCACCCGGGGTCTGGTGGATATCGCCGTCGTAGCGGGCAACGAAGTGACCCTCGCCGTCTGCGCCGACCGCTTCCTCTGCAGCGGCCTCGATGTCGATCCCGCCTAGCTCGAGGGCCTTCTGAAGGGCCTCCTCCTTGCTGTAGATCTCTTCCAGATACGCGATCGGCTCGCGCAGCTGTTCCACAGCGAGGAGATCGACGAGCTCGTCCACCTCCTTCGTATTCGGGTCGCGGCGCTCGCCGTCCTCGTCCTCCTCCGGCACGTCGAGCCCCTCTCTCTCCCTGTCTTCCCAGACGCGATCGGGCTCCTCCCCGTACAGGTCGTAGAGGCTGTTCTCGACGTCGTCCTCGAGCTCCTTTCGGAGCTGAGCCTTGTCGATGTGATGCTCGAGGAAGTTTCGGTTGAAGTTCTCCGGCTCCTCCTCCAGGTCCTGCGTCACGATGGCAATGGCGAGCGCGTGCACGACATCGTCGTCCTCGGCCACGCAGTACTCCTTCGAGCCGAAGGTGACGCGGTAGACCTGGCCCACTCGGAAGCTCGAGTAGCCGCGGTCCACTTCCGCGTCGAGGTCGCGCTTCTCGGCGTCGAGCGCGAGGGCCATTTCCTTCAGGACGGTGGACTTGTTCATACGCCGCGCCTCCTGCCTGCTATCAGCACGTCATACGTATCTCGTCCAATCTCTCTCCATCTCCATTCCTTGGTTTTCAAAGCTACCAACTTCCTGGATCTGCCTATTTTCTTCTCCATGAAGTCAGCGGCAGCCTCCTCTGCCATCCGACGCAGAGAGCGTTCTTGTTCTGGCGAGAGCCCGTCGATCAATTCTCGCGGCAGCTCGACAGAGATCAGTACATTGACGTCCGCCTCGACTGGTATTTCCAGGCGTACCGGGCCTCGCTTTTTCATGCTGCCTTCTCCTGAAAATGCGTGCGCAGGAGCTCGTACGCGGCGTTCAGGCGCTGAAGGCGCTCCGTGTTCTTCTTCCGGCTCGCCTCCGACTGCGGAGCATCCGCGTTGTGCTTCACGACGAGCGACTTGTACCGCCGCTTCACCTCGTCAACCGTCGCTCCGGGGCGGAGCTTCAGGGTACGGAACGCCGCGGCTAGCTTGCTCGCGTCGGTCTCTTCAGAAGCTCGGCGCGGTCCCGGGCCCGGGCCCCGGCCTCGGGTCGTCGCCCGCGCGCCGGCAACGCATACGCCGCAGATCGCTGAGGCCGTGTAGTCGATCCGACAGTGAGCAAGGCAGCACGGCCGCCCGCAGCAATCGCACTGCACGACGGCCGCGGCGTCGCAGGAACTGAGCCTGCCGTCACGCCCCATGTGGGGTACGCTGCAGATCTCGCCCCGCGCTACTGCGATCGGCCACTTCGCAAGCGCATGCTGGGTGAGGTAGATGCCCCACTCACGAATCTGCTCTACGATCTCGGTCGCCGTGCTCGCGTGCACGCGTCCGGTAGCGAGCACTGCCTCGAGCCACCCATCGAGCAGCGACGTGAACGCCCCTGTGCCGCGGCGTGCCCCCGTGAAGAGGCTGCCGAGCTCGGTGATGGGATCGCGACGTCTGCTGGCCATTTCCCGGTTCCCTGGCAGGGGGGCCCGGGCGCCCGGGGGCCCCGGCCCGGCTACTTCTTCTTCCTCTTCTGCACGACGAGCACCACGCCCGCAATGACCGCCGCTCCGAGGCCGTACATAGCCATCCGGCTCATCTGCATGGGCGACGCCGGCGCGGCCTCTCCCGTCACCTTCTCTTCGAGCGAGAAGTACGGCGGGCTCACCTCCGCGCCCGATCCAGCGGCCAGGCGCGGGAAGGTCGACGCGAGGTAGGCCTCGCCGTAGGAGGCGCTCGAGCGGTAGCTCTCGACGAGCGCGGCGATGCCGGCACCGTTCGGGTACATCCGTGGCTCCATCACCGTGAGCGTCTCCGGGGCCACGCCCTTCGCGGTGGCTACGGCCTGCGCCGCCTGAAACCACGCTGCCGAGGCTGCGTCGTCCCAGATGCCGCTGTCGTACCAGGCGGGGCTGTAGATCTGCTGCCCCTCCGGCGTGAGCGTGAGCGCTGGCGCCGCCAGGGCGACGGCCATCTTGAGCTCCGTCAGCACGGCAGGATCGGAGAGATCGAGCGACGCCGTCGCGCCGAGTCCCGAGAGGAAATACTCGCCAAGCCCGCGGAGGCCCCTGCGGCGCCGGTAGCGGCCGAGGCTGCCGTCCCGATAGGCTAGGAGCGCGCCGTTGCCGTCCGCGCCCGGGCGTCCGCCGAGAACGCCGTCCGCGTACGCGTGGAGCTGGCCCTCGATCTGCCCGAGGCTGCCGTCCCGGAACGCCTGCAGCGGCCCCGGCATCGGATCGCCTCCGTGGCCACCGACGACGCCGTCGCGGTACGCCGCGAGCATGCCGTCGTACTGTCCCAATCCCGCAGCGCCTTCTGTGATCGCAACCGGTCCGAAGTACGACATCTGGATCTATCCTTCTCGGGGAGAATACCCCGACCTAGCCCTCGACGAAAGCCTGGAACTTGTCGTGCAGGGCGTGCATCACGACGGCGCCGGCCAGAGCGCCGACCCCAAACCATGCCCACCCCGGCACACTCTCACCCGGGGCGAAGCCGAGCGTCCGCCCGACCAGGCCGAGCGGCCCCCCCATGTGATCGAGGAGCGGCCCCGCCGCCCGGGCCGCGGCCCTGGCGTTCTCAGGGGTTCCAGCGATGGCGACGAGGTTGTTCATGCTGGTGGAGCTTACCGCCTACTTCTCCGGTAGAGGTAGTAGCCGCCGCCCCCGGCGGCCAGGAGCAGGAGGATCCCACCGACGCCGAGCATGCTCGCCGAGCGGTTCCCGCCCTCCTCCAGAGGAGGCACACCGGTGGGAGGCGCGGGGGGGACGTACGGAGGCGGCATCGCCGTCGTCGGTGGCGAGCCCGACGGCGGGGGTTCACTCACGCTCGAGCACGACGGGATGGCGAGCAGACGGTTCCAGTACGTCTGGTCCTTCATGTAGAGCCAGCACATCGCGTTCTTGACGTTGTCCGGCCCGTTGAATCCGTACGACTGGCAGTAGCCGATGAGGGACGTGACGCTGTCCTCGAGACACGGCGGCGTCCGCAGGAAGGACGGCGTCGTGCAGTACGGCAGCCCGAAGTACAGAATCCACGCGCCGCTCTCGATCCAGCTCCGGACGTCGTCCGGTACGGGCTCTCCCATGATGTAGCGGGACATGTACTGCGCGGTCATCTCGTCGATGCAGTGCGGCCGCTGGCAGTCTGGCAGCCCCTGCAGCATGCACGGATCCTGTCCGGCAAGCCTACCGGTCATCTCCTGCGGGCTCCGCGTCTGCCCGAGCCCGCGGAGCGTGCGTGACCGACACGCGCGCTGCGCCTCGATGCGCTCCTCCGGCGTCACGCACGTGGGTCCGCTCGATAGAGCCATACCGGTCGGACCGATGTTCGCAAACCCGAGTCCGCTCTGACCTCGACCTCTTCGGGCCACGTTGCCGTACATCATGTCCTCCGCCGTCGCGTGACGTAGACCACGGCTCCGACGCCGACGACGACGGCGCCGATGATACCGAGTGTGCGCATGCTCATCCGCTGTCGCTCGGGCAATGGCTCGAGATCAGGCGGCACGTCGAACGCTCCCCCGTCGTCGGGGTACACCGACGACGGCGTGGAATCGTCCGGGGTGTAGGACGACGGAGGCGCGTAGTCCGCCGGCGGGGCGGGCGGCGGCATGTCGTAGGCAGGAGGCGAGTACGCCGGCGGCGAGTACGCTGGAGGCGCCGTGTAGGCGGGAGGACTCAGCACGGGCGTAGGCGTCGTCTCTGAACGAGGCGGCGCTGGGGGCGAGTACACCGGCGGAGGAGGAGCCGGCGGCGCCAGCGCGCTACACCTGGGCGTGTCGAGGACGCGCCGGTACGCCGTCGGCCAGCGGGAGCCCACCCAGCAGGCAGCGTTCAGGGTGCGATCCGGACCTTGGAAGTTCGGATACCGGCCGCAGTACTCGATGCTGGCCAAGTCACTATCGGTGTCCTGATAGCACTCCGGCCACTCCGCCACTGACGGCGCATCCCCTGCGCAGCCCGGCTTCAGGAATACCCCACACTCCGTCAGCGCCTGGCACACGGCCGCGAAGGCGAGGGGGTTCATGTCGTCGGGCGGCAGTCCGGCGATGCACGACCCGAACATCGTCGCGTAGTCCATCGTGAGACACGGCATCTGTGAGAAGCCCTGCCGCACCGCGTCCGTGCAGCCCCCTGCGCGCCAGATCGCTTCGAGGAAGGCCCGCTGCACCGCGGGACTGATCACACCGAGTCCGTGCATCATCTCGGGCCTCGCTTCTTTTTCTTCATCATGAGCGCCACGAACCCGATGCCGACCGCGCCGATTGCAGCGGCCGCGAGCAGATTCTTCTTGGTTGCGTCCGCTGGCGCCGTAGCCTGTCCGGGCACCACGACTTCATCGGGCGGCGCATCCTGCCCGACGCCGAAGATCGAGCGCGACGTCGATTCCGATGCGCCGACGCCGCTTGCCCCCGGGCATAGGGCACGCTGCAGCCAGCGCGTCCTGTACGCTGGGTACCGCGCCATTTTGAAGCAGTACTTGTTCCAGTTGCCGTCAGCCCCCCTGAAGGTCGGATTGGCGAGGCAGTACTTCCGCACCGCATTCGTCCCCGTGTTGATGCACGTCGGGATCTGCCCGAACATCGCCACCTCGTCCGTCGGACACCCCACCTTCGTGAGCGCGCCGCAATCACTGAGCGCCATGCATGCTGCGGCATGTATCCACGGATGCACGCCCGTCGGCGGCGCGCCGTAGCAGGTGGACAGATCGCGGACCATGCTGGTCGAAAGGCACTTCTGCGCCCGCGCCTGCTGGCAGTAGATCTGCGGATTCATATACATGTCGAGGATTGCCATCACGCAGTCTCCTTTTTGACCTGGCGCCACACGAAGAACGCGCCCACCGCGACCGCCACGCCCACCGCCCACGGCTTCCAGTCGGGCGAAGGAGCGATGGCTACAGAGCGCGGAGTCGCTGACGCAGGCGCAGGCGCCGCAGGCGCGGGCGGCAGAGGAGGAGGAGAGGCGCGGGCGGGCGACTCGATGAGATTGTGCATCTCGAGCGCGCTCGAGAAGGACGTCGCTGGCCAGTCGCGCGTGGTGCTCGAGCCGGCGGGGATCTGCATACCAAAAACGAGTACGCCTTCAGCGATCGCCGCCGTCTGCTCGAGGCTCCGGGGATGAGCGGGCACCTCGGGATCGTCGAGCCGCTCTCCCCAGTAGAGAAAGAAGATGGTCGGGATGGGCTTGCCGTCGTCCTGACGGTAGACCGCCTGCGTTTCGTACGCTCGGTAGGGCGTGCCGCTCCAGAGCGAGTCCGCCTCCAGGCTCGTGAGCGGCGTCTGGCTCAGGATCGCCACGAACGGCACCGGTGAGCCGAAGGTCACGTCCAGCGCAGCCTGCAGGGCCACGTCGGTGAGCCGCCAGAGCGCTGTGTTCGTGTCGGGTGCGCGCTCCGGAGACTCCCACTCCACGTCGCTTACCCGCGTCGCCCACGGCGTGTAGACGCCGAGAGGAGCGAGGCCGAGCGCGTCGACCAGATCGGTGAGGAGCGACGCCATGGGGAGCTGCCCGAGGCTGGTGCCGAGCGGCGCGGCATCGAGCCTGAGGCCGCTTCGCACCGGATCGGAGATCCGGCTGTATGGGACGCGCACGGGGGACTTCACGGCTGGCTCCTCGTGTCAGCGAGAGAAAGAGACTGGTCGACAGTTTCCGAACACCGGGTGACTCTACGCATTTTGTCCAACGCGAAAGCGGTCCGCTGCCCACCGCCACGTCCGAAGACGTAGTGAAGATGCTCTCGACCAGCCTCTTTCTCTCGCTGACCTCGGGGTGTCACCGGGGACCTCCCCCACGCGAGGCGTATCCACCGCTCGCGTTCGTCATGGGTTTCATGCACTCGTTCATCGAATCGATCCACTCCTCTGGCAGTAGCAGTCCTCCGATATCGTACTCGAAGAATGCCACAGGACTCGGGATGGGCCGAAAGATCACGCACCGGAGTTGCACGACCTGGTTGGCGCGCACGAGCAGCGTGAACGGCACACTCGTCGGTCCGTAGCCCTGCGGCCGCTGCGGCATGAGGGAGGTGCCGGCGCCGCTCGCCGCTGCGAACGAGCTCGCCGCTGCGATGTTGAACCGCGACGCCGGGTTGAACGGCAGCACGAGCCCGAGTTCGGTGAGGACGGGGCCGGGGTTGCCGGGAATGATCGGCGCCGTGAACGCTTCCTGCGTCGTCTGGATGGGCACCGGATCGAGTTGAAACATCGTGTTTCCCGGGTGTTGCCCGTCGATCCTCAACTCGAACCCGAGGATGCTCGAGAAGCGCCGGGACTCGACCGGCACTGTGTCGCCCGGATCGATCCCGCTGAAGCGGTAGATGTCGGGGCGCAGATCGAAAAGGAGGAGCCCGAAGGTCTGCGGGCACTGGAACGCGCCGAGCTCGAACACGAACGGCCTGTCCGGGTTGACGCTCGCCTGGAACATCCCTTCCTCGGGCAGCCGCCGGTAGAGCTGCTCGAACGGCGTCACCATGGGGTGCACCATGAGGGAGTTCAGAGCGCCGCCGGCGAGCTGGACGCGCTGCGCGGCGTTGCAGTCCCAGTTCGTGCCCATGCCCTCGTTCGGGGAGGCGGGGGGCGGCACATCGCCCACTCCGCCAGGGCGGAGCATCTGGACCGCGCGCGGGGCTTCCCACGGCGGTACCCGGATGCCAGCCCGCGCCGGGTCACCCAAGAAGAGCGGCGGAGCTTGCATTCACGCTCCTTACGCTAGACGCGGCACACCGGGTGGCTGAATGATCCGGAAGCCGTGGAAGCCGATGGTGAGGAATCCGTCGGGAAGACGGCTCGCCGGATCGGTCGTGGCCGCGGGGTTCAGGGGGTCGTTCACTCCTTCCTGGACGTCGTACTGGCTGTCCAGGAACGGGAAGAGGGCGCCGGCGGCAAGGCCCGAGACGTTGCCGGCGCGGGGATTGTTCACGTGCGTCGGCCGGATCTTCCATTGCATGGTCTCGCCGCGCTCGAAGAAGTCGAGAGCGCCGAGTTGGAAGGCCGTGCTGGTCTCGCTCGCCCAGAAGACGCTCGGCACGAGCTGATTGCTGCGCGGGTAGGCCGAGCCCTGGTTCAGGAACTCGATGAAGCCGTCCCACTCCATGGAACGGAAGCCGGACATGTTGCTCGGGCTCGCGTAGATCGGAGCGCCCGTGCCCGGGAACGCGATTCCCACCGTGGGTTGAAAGACACCCGCAGAGGCGTCGTTGACGTCGTGCACGGAGCTGATCGGCCGCCACCGGCCGCTCGAGCGCCCGACGAAGGTCCCGAGGGCCTGCGTCACCGGATCGCGCACCTGGAACTGGAAGGCGGACAGGAAGCTCGCCATCCGCGCGACGGCTACGAAGGGACCGTCCTGCGTCACTGTCCGCGTGCCCTGGAGCTCGCCAACGGCGTTGGTCGGGATCGGGATGTCGACGAGCAGATCGTACGGGATACGCCGCCCGGGAATGCTCTCGATGTAGCGGACGTGGGCGTCTCCCGGTCCGCCGCTTCCGCTGCCACCGATGCTACGGGACTCGACCTGGCCGAGCGCGCCGGAGAGGCGACTCACCTCGCGCCGCATCTCGTCCATGTCGCGACGACTGGCACCCAGCCCGCGCGTCGCCTCTTCCTTCAGATCGTTGAACCCTCGGCCGAGAAACCCCACCTTCTGGTGGAGGTCGCCGAGCGCCTTTTCGAACGGATGCGTCATGAAAGGATCTCCTCAAGTGAGGGAACTCGGGCTAGGCCCGGAACTCTTTCGAGAGACGAGGCCGCCCGGGGCGGGATCGATCCGCCCCGGGCACCCCGAAGGGCGACTACTGGACGTCGCGAGCGAACAAGCCGTCGAAGGTGAACTGAATCACCTTCTGGACGCCGTCCGCAGCGTTCAGATTGTCGCGGAGCGCGAGCATGTTCCGGCCGTTGACGACGACGAAACCGAAGAGGTTTCCGTTGCCGCCGTCGGGGAGCCGGCCCATTTCCGCCTGGCACTTCACGTTCTGGCGTGGCGGCAGGAGGATCGCGCGGGCGAGCCGCAGGATCGCCGTGTGGTCCGGCGTGCCGTTGTTCCAGTGAATGAGGTCGGACGTGCCGCCCATGTCGCCATGGAGGCCGCCGCCCTCGGGGAAGTACCGAGTCGGCATGTTGGTGATCGAGAACTTGTCACCCGTGCCGTAGCTCCAGTGGAGCTGCTCTTCCGCTTGCCAGTGGAGGCGGTACACGTCCTGGACGCTGCCGGGGTAGTTGGCGGCGCCGGGACCCGGCGCGGGCGCGGGACCGGGAGCGAAGAACGCGGCCGCACCGGCGGACGAGAAGTCGCCGTTCTGCAGCTGCGCACCGGCCGGTGCACCTTCCGCCCGGATCATCGGGTTTCGGAACCAGGTGAAGACCCGCAGGGCGAGCGTCACGTGGGACTGATCCGATGGGAGCGTCGAACCGTTCTGCAGGTTCGTCAGCATGTTGATGTCGTCGGTCCGGGCCCGGTTGGTGAAGAGCGACTCGCGGTCGTTCACCTGGGGGCTGGTGCCGCCGAGGCCGGCGGTCCTGATCAGCGTATCGAAGAAGGGCTGGTGCACGCGCTCGCGTACGTTGGTGAGCTTTGCCATGTCTTTGAACTCCTTTGGAGGTCGGTTTGTCGGCCCCGGGTACCGTTTTTCTTGGGGTGTCGTCCCCGTGATCCCGAAGCCTGGGGTGTTTGCTTTCAACGCCCCGAGCCCCGGGTCGCCGGTTTTCCGGCGGGTCCCGAGGCTGGGGCGGCTTGTGACCAGTCGCCTAGCCGGAGAGGCTTCCGTTCCCTCCAGGACCCTGGAGGATGCCGGCAGGAATCTCGCTTTCCGAGGTGCTGTCACCGGCGTTCATGGTGCCCGCCCACAGGGGGTTGTTCGGGATCCACTGATCGTCGGTCGGCACCTGGAACTCGTTTCCGCTCTGGGCCGAGTAGTACTCGCCCATCCCGCGCATCCCGCGCCGCCCGCCGCGTCGGCCGAGTCCGGCAGCCGCCTGCCGGTACTGACCGAAGCCCGCGGCGGCCTGGCGGTACTGCCCCATGCCGGCAGCTGCCTGCCGGTAGGGAGCACCGAGCCCAGCCGCGCTCTCCGCGAGGGTCATCACCTGGTCGATGTCGGAATCCGGGCGGATGCCGTCGTCGATCGGGAGTTGGCCCATGTGAGAGCGGCTCGGGAGAAGTGCGAGGGTGCCTGCCGGCTCGTAGCTGCCGACGCCCTGCACTCCCGGCTCGGCGAAGTACTCGCCGACGCCCGCGTTGCCCGTGAAGTACTCACCCGTGCCACTCACGGGCGCGTACTGGGGCATGATGGAGCGCGCGTTCCGCTCCATGGCGCCGAAGCCCCGGAACCCCTTCTTCGGCCGAGCGCGGCCGAGGCCACGCAGGCGGTAGGAAGTGCTGTTCTGGTAGCCGGCCAGCATGGACGCGGCGTCCGGCTGGTTCACGGCGTTGAGGACTCCGATGACCACGGACTGAAGCCAGCTGACGACGATGCCGGCCTGCATGGCCGTCCGCGTCTCCGCCTTCATCTTCTTCCCGAGGACACTGAGGCCACCGACGCCGAGAAGACCGATCGCCGTGCTGGTGATGGGCTTCTCCCAGCGCGCGAGCGTCATGTTGGAGGCGAGCGTCGGCCCGATGGCGCGGCCGCCGAGGTTCGTGAGGACGCGGTGGATGATGAAGCCGGTGAGGACGATCGCGCCCGCCTTCAGCACCATCTTCAGATCGGACGCGAAGCCGTTCCGACGGTACCGGCGACCGTTCCGGCGCATCTTCCGCCGGCGACGGTTCTTGGCGAGGACCCGCACGCTCTGGCCATGGCGCAGACGCACGGCCTTCCGTGCCCGGCGACCGCGGCGCGGTGCGCTTTTGCGAGTGCCCTTGCGCCGGCTAGCCTTCGAAGAGCGGCGTGCCTTCTTCGAAGAGCGGCGTGCCTTCTTGCTCCCGGACTTCTTCCGTCCACGGCGGGAGCTCTTCCTCTTCCCGCTCCGCTTGCTCTTCGTGGTGGTCTTGCGGCGGCCCTTGGTCGACTTGCGCTTCTTCTTCTTCTTTGCCACGGATGATGCTCCTCGGTTGGAGATGCCCCTGAAGGTCTTGCCTGCGGCGACTTCTGCCTTCGTGAACGGCACTGCACGCACGGCGCCAAGGGCAGCGACGCGCTTGCTATTGCCTGCGGACCGCAGGCGGTTGAATGCTGCCAAGCGCCGGCCGGAACGAAGCCGGGCGGCCGAGCTTCGGGCTCGGTTCGGGACGAACACGCCGCCGCGCTTCTGGATCCGAGCCGCGGCGCTCGCGCGGCGCTTCTGGATCCGAGCCCGGCGCTTGTCGTACTTGGGGCCCTTGTAGTCGGCCCGGCTGCGTGCGCCGCCGACTGCCCACTCGGGGATCCGCTTCAGTCCTCGCTTCGTCCGGCGGAGATAGGAGAGGCGCTTGCGGCCCGTCACCGGATCGGTGACGCGCGCCCGCTTGTATGGACCGTACGCGATGCGCTCGACGCGACGCCGAGTGCTCTTGACGGTGCTCTTCCGGACGCGGGTCTGCTTCGGCCACTTCGCCGCCCGACGCTTTCCCTTCCTGGCTCCCTTCTTCTTGCCACCACGGCGACCGCCCTTGCCGGCGCGACGCCCGCTCTTCGGAGGCTTGCGAGCCCCGCCGCCTCGAGCTCGCTTCGGTGCTGCTCGGCGCGCCTTCGTCGTCGTCTTCCGGGTCGCCTTCTTCTTGCCGCCCCGGCGCTTCTTCTTGCTGGCGGCCGCCTTGCGCTTCTTCGGAGTCCGGACCGTCACCGCCGTCGAGCTAGCCGACGCCGGCGCGTCGTAGCCGCCGCGGACCGTGGCGGCGCCTCCGCCGGAGCGCACCGTGGCCGGCGCCTCGTCCGAGAGGTTTCGGCGATAGCGCTGCTTCACGCCCTTGAACTTCGCCCCGCGGCGCCGCTCGTTCTGGGTGAAGGGCACGTTGCGGACGGCCGAGCGGGCCGCGCGGTTCTCGTTCATGCCGCGCGTGCGGGCCGCGCGGTAGGCAGCGAGTCGCTTGCCTCCCCGGCGGCGCGACGCGTTCGCACGCATGGGGCCTCCCCGGTTCTTGCCCATCTTCTTGACGAATGCAGCCCGACGCGCATTTCCGATCATCCCGCTGCTCCTGTTCTGCATGAGCGACCGCGCCCGGTGAGCGCGCTCCGCGTGACTCCGTCCACGTGCAGCGCTGCGGGCGGACGCGTACGCGCCCCTCCCGTTCACGCTCGATAGCGTCGTGACCCCCATGGGATTCGAGCGCAGGCGCTGGCCCGGCGCTCGAGTCATTTGATATGACCGAACGTCGGCTTCCCGAATTGGAAACGCTCTACCGTGGTTCTTCCGACTCATCTCGACGCATCTCCGCTTTCAAGCAGAGCGCGCGGTGAAGTCGGAAAGCCACCCGCAGCGTTGCCGTAACGAGCTCAGGCTAGCCTGAGCCCCGGCTCAGGTCAAACACTAAAAAGGGAGCCCCAGGAGGGTGCTTTTCCCGGGGAGGCTGGCGAGGAAATGGCCGAACGCACAACGCCATGAAGGAGGGACCACACCGAACAAAGCAGCGTGCCCTCACGGGGGCTCCCGCTCGAGAGCCTAACCCACGAGAGCCGCCGCGGCTACTTCGACAGCCCGCGGAAGAGCAGATAGCCGCCGCCGACTACGGCGGCGCCAACTGCCGCTTTCTTCATCACTTGCCGCAGTTTACGAGCCTGTATTCGTGCCTCTGCCCGCGCCTTTGCGGCCCCGACGAGCCCCTCCACGCTCCGCTCGACGCCGAGGACCTCGATGCGGCAGTCGGCGCCCACGGTAGGCGGAGGCAGGACCCCTTCGTAGGGGCCCCCGCGTCGATAGCCGCGCTGCCGCTGGCAGGCGCGATAGAGCTCGCGCTCGGCGTCGGTCATGTCGTCCGAGTACGGATCGGGCACGGCATGGAGCTGGACCATCGGATTTAGCCGCGCGCCCGCAGCAATGCAGAGGTAGCGCGCGGCGATCGTCTGGCCGCTCGGGTCGTAGCACTCGCGGAATCGCGCGTGCTGATTGCTGGCGAGCGATGCCTCGAGCAGGTCGAGCGCTGCGGTGGCGCCCGCAGCCCAGCTCGCCGTCGCAATGATGTCTCGGCTCACGAGCCCCGAGAACTTCTCGAGTTGCATCATGTTGTCCTGGAGGCGCTTGATCGAGTCGCCGATCGCGCAGTCGCTCGTCGGATGCGCGCCGCCGCTGCCTTCCACCCAGACCTCGCCGACGTAGGACGCGGTCTCGAGGTTTTGCCGATCCGTCTTCTCCCAGCTGTAGGTCGTCGCCGGAAACGTCTTCAGCCGCTCGGTCCACCAGTAGAACAGTAGAGCGCGCGGATCGATCGTACCCGTGCCCGCTCGGAGTGTGCCGCCAGGACCTATGTCCACCGTCTCGAGCATGTTCTTCACGGGGTTGTCCAGCAGATCGTAGCGGTGCCGGATCTGCATCGTGAGCGCCCCGGTCCAGTCGCATCCCTCTGCCTGCCCTGATCGGCAAAGGTAGAGGCAACCGTTCGGATTGTACGTGCCATCCGTCAGGAGGCAGAAGTGGCTGTAGTACATGGCATTGGGATCGTAGGTGACCCCGAAGTGCCGCACTCCGCCCGATGCCCGGATGAGCCATCCCATCTCCGCCGAGTCGAGCATCGCGCTGAGGTTGCCGATCACCGTGTCCCAGTACTCGTTGTACGAGGCCCAGGCGTCGAGCCCCGCGGACATGCACTCAGCCATGCGGGCCTGACGCGCTCGCTCCGCCTTCCGCCACGCTGCGCGCTGTTTCTCGCTCTCGCTCGGGCCGAAGATGTTCTTGAACATCCCGACGAAGCCGTCGGTGATGAGGCTTGCCGCGAGAGCCCCGAGGGGGGCCGGGATCCCGAAGGCCTGCGCGATCGCGGCTCCGGCGACGCACGCCGCGGCAACGGCGAGGTTCTCGGCATCCTCTGCGGTGAGCTTGCCGTCCCCGAAGACGGAGTCGACGACGTCGACCAGTCCTGGAGACACGCCGACGTACGTGCACGCGATGCGGGCCGCGGCCAGCGCGACTCCCTTCGTGGAGAGCGGGATGCCGTAGGACTCGGCGAAGGTCTTCCCGAGCTCAAGCGACCACGCCGCTCCCTCGTCGAGGGTCGTGGGCATGTTCTTGATCAAGTCGTATCCGGCGACCATTTCCGCCGGCACCCCGATCTTGGTGGCGTTCGACGTCACGAACGCCTCCATCATGCCGGCCATCTCGTCCGTGTCTCGCGGCAGCCCGTGCTTCGAGAACCATTCGTCTGCCCAGGCCGTCACTTCGTTGCCGACCATCGGCGTGCCCTGGGGGAGATCGAGGACGAAGTCCTTGGCGACCGCGCGCCGGACATCGGCCGTCGCGGCCGCCATCTGCGGCGTGTAGTAGAGCTCGGCCGTCGCCGAGAGTTGCGCCATCACCTCGGGCCCCGTCACGGGGACAGGCGGGCTAGCCCCGAGTCCGGAAGCACCGACGTAGCTCATCCAACAATCCCGTCCTTGGAGATGTCGAGCTCGCCGCCAGCGAGCACCATGTAGATCTCGCTACTGTCGTGGATGAACAGGAGCGTTTCCCCTGTCTTCGGATGCTTCGCCGCGCCGAGCGAGCACCGGGGCGCCCGAATCTCGTAGAAGTTGCGACCGTTGGGAAGGAAGTGCTCGCCATCCCGCTCCTCGTAGAGCTGCACCTGGATGCCGATGACTGGACCGAGACGCGCGAAGTGCCGTGGCATCGGCTCCTCGAAGGCCACCATCGGGCCGACAGCAGGCACGATCGCGCGGGGGCTGCCCCAGCTCCGGATCCAGCCCGGCCTCTGGTAGACCAGGCGACTGCTCTCGACGACGTGCTTGTAGTCCTCGTAGTCCGTGGCGTTCTTCTGCCACTTGTTCGAGGAGTACATCTCGGCCCGACCCTTGCCGATCTCTTGCATCTCCCGCGGCCACTGAAAGCGCATCGGGACGGTCCGACTGCTGTCCTTGTCGTGGAACGCCCGAAACGTCTTTCGCGCCTCTGCGCTCGTGTCGACGACGCGGACGGTCACCGTGCCCTCGCCGCGACCACTACGACCCCAGCGATGAGAAGGACGCCCACCAGGACGATGGCGTCCGCACCGCCCCGCGGCGCAGGCTCTAGCGCGCCGATATGGGAGCGGCTGACGAGGCGGCGGGAATCGACAGGAGCCACCAGCCCGATCGCATCGTCGCCATTGCCCACCCAGCTAGCGCCCGCCGGGATCGGGCGACCGGCCTCGATTGACGGCACGCCGAGGCGGCCAGCCTCCCGCAGATCGGGGGTCGGCAGATCGTCGTTGATGTTCACGACCTCATCGACGTCGAAGTAGTCGTAGCCGTCGCCTTCGGGACGCCAGCGCGAGTAGATCACGCGGCCTCCTTTCGGGACCTCACGAGCCCCACGGCCCCCTTTATGACGCTCGGCGCAGCCAGAAGCGCCACATAGGCGAGAAGCCCGATGCCGAGCCACTTCACGACGTCCTGGGCGGGCTTGAATAGCTGCGAGAGGGAGTCGTTCTGCATCTCCTGCAGGGACTCGATGCAAGCGCCGGCGTTCGCGGGGTCCGCTGCGATCAACTGATCGCACCAGGCGACCACCTTGTCCTGGAGCTTTGCCGCCCGCGTCGTCGACCAGATCAGGTAGGCCACGCCGAGGATCAGCACGACGCCGGCGACGACGAGCATCCACACTGGTATTGCGAGCGGAGCCACGCCGAGGCCAGCCGTCGGCTCCTGCCTCCGGATCTCGTCGAACGCCCCGTCACCGTCGAGCCTCACGAAGGTCTGCATGACCTTCGTCACGTCGTCGGCGTGCGCTTGCACCTCCGTCGTAGTGAATCTCCCCTCCGTGAGGCCCTGGTACATCACGCCGTCGAGATGGAGATACGCACCGTTTACGGCGTAGCCGGCGACGGTGGCGAGAGCATCCTTCATCGCCTCCCTGCTGATCTGCAGGGCCTCGTTCGGGGAGAGTTCCCAGATGTTGTCGCTCATCGCGTTGAGAGCGTCCCCCGCCACGCCCTGGAGGGCGGACGAGAGATCAGCGAGTGACGTCCGCCCCTCCTGAGCACGCACCGTGCGATAGCGCGCCTCCACGTCGATGCGGCCGATGACGTCGAAAAACGCACTCATCTCCTGGATCATGACGTCGAGGTACTGGCTCCCCATGACGCCCTCTGGGAGCGACGCCCAGGGCAAGCCCCGGGGGGCGGCCTGGGCCTCCCACGCGAGGGCGAGCTCGACGACGGCGGGGTTCATGCGGCCTTCCTCTTCTTGTCCCCGCGGTACGCGAGGTACGCGAAGCCCCCGAAGAGGACCGCAGCGGCGCCCCACGCCCAGCGCGGCACCTGATCGATGGCCGTGCCGACGTCCCGCATGAACGTTCCCGGCTTCTCACCCGTCCCGGCGAGGTACTCGCGCATGCCGCCCGGGAACGCCTCGAGCGGCTCGTAGTAGCCGAGGTTTGCGAGCGTGGCAGGATCGGCGTGGCCTGACGACGACATGGGATAGGCGCCGCGGCCACTCTGCTGGTAGGCGAGCAAGGCCCCGTAGGTGGTCGCGTCCCACTCGCCGGTCACCCGGACGCCGAGGTTTCGCTGGAGGGTGTCGACCGGTCCCGGCATCAGCGCTTCTTGTTCTTGAGGATGACCGCCGTCCCGATCGCGAGGAGCCCGACGCCGGCGCCGACGAGGAGCCAGTTCGGTCCGCCGCTCATGCCCGCGCGGGACACGACGGGCGCCGATGACGGCGGCAGGCTCGGGACCGTGGGCGTTGTGGTGCGAGCGCCGCCGCCGCTGCCGCGGAGTGTCGGCGCCGTGAAGCTCTGGCAGGTGCCTGGCGGCATTGCCCAGGACTCGCCCGTGGCTTGGTAGATCTCGCGGAGCGCCCCGCACGTCCCTGGGCCGAGCTTGCCGTCCTCCTCAATGAGGTTGTACCCGGCGTCTCCGAGGACCTCGTTCACCTCCTCCTGCAGGGCCATCGTGTCGGGGCTCTCCTCGCGCCACGGAAACGCGGGGTCCGACTGTCCAACTGCGCGCGTCTTGAGCGCGTTGCCGGAGAGGATGCCGTTCGAGGTCCCGAGGCCGAGGCCTGCGACGGCGGGAAGGGCCTGATCCCACTTCGCGTTCAGGTCGGACAGATCCACGTAGTGGTGATTGCCGAATTCCACGGTCTGCATGATTACCTCGCCTTGCTTGCCGCGTAGAGACCACCGACCAGACCGGCGGCCAGAAGACCGCCGATGGCCCACATGGCTGCCTTGCTCATCTTCTTGCCGCCGATCTTCCTCGGCCGCGGCGCGCCCGGGCAGTCGAGCGGAAGCACGAAGCCCGCAGGGCACTCGGCGACCTCGGGCACCCAGTCCATGAAGTCCGGCTCGCCCTTGAGCGCAAAGAAACCGCCGCAGGTAGCGAGATCCCATACGCCCGTCTCGGGGACAGGCTCGTAGCCAGCCTCGCCGAGGACCGCGTTCAGGTTGCGCTGGATCTGGGTGATGACCGGACCGCTGTCGCCCACCTCCACGTAGCAGGCGTCCCAGTCGTCCGCCGCCCCGGGTTCGGGGACTGGCGCGGGAGGGGCAGGGCGTGGGGGCGCGGGAGCAGGACCGGGAGCAGGCGCGCCGCCGGTCCGCACGGGCGCTGACCATGGCTGCGCTCCAGCGCAGACGGTCTCGAGGATGCTCCCGAACCGCATCCCTCCGAACGTCTCGTTGATGGCGCCCGCGAGCGCGCTGCCCGAGCCCGGCCGCGCGCCCGCAGCTATCTGGCTCGCCACGAACTGCACCGCTCCGCAGAGCGCGGGAGTCACCTGGCCGTCGTAGCCGACGCCGCCGTACCCCATCTCGTCGAGGACGTCGTTCAGGATGTACTGGAAGCCCTGGACGGCGCTCATCCACTCCTCCGGAGCGATGCCGGCCGGAAGCGCCGCGCCGCCCGGCCGGGGAGCGGTAACCGGAGCCGGACCGGCTCCTCCACTGCCCGTGGCAACCCAGGAGGGTGGCAGGACGAGCATGTTGCCCGGGTAGATCCGGAGCCCGTACGTCGCGTCTCGGCGCGATGGGTTCGCCGCGACAAGCTCGTTCCACCGATTGCCGTCGCCCGTGATCCTACGGGAAATGGTCGTGCCCGTGTCCCCCGACTCGACGCGATACTCGGGGCTCGGGTAGCCGTTCGGGTACTCGGAAGGAGGAGGAAAGACGCCCAGGCCCGGGATCGATCCGAAGCCCATGTTCGATCCGTCGAAGAGGCCGCCGCCGTATCCGCCCGGGCCGAAGGCGCCGCCGCGCGTGTTCACGTCGGGCCGCGTGATCGCAGCGAAGTCGAGGGCCACCTCGTGATCGTAGAAGGCGTCGCCGGCGCGGTGGGGAGTCGGGGAACCGTTGGTGAAATACATCAGCCGCTCTTTCTGCCGAAGAGAAACCCGACGATGAAGACGGCGCTGATTCCGATGAGCCATCGCCGGCTGTCCTGACCCGATTTCACGCGCTCGCGGCACGCTAGGTTCTGGGCGTAGGCCGCGAACTCCTCCCCGCTCGTCACGCTCACCGGAGTCGGGTAGCGCGAGTCGCACTCGATGAATGTCCTCGGATCGAGCACGTCCGAGATCACGGCGGACTCAGGCACGGGCGTGGTCGCGGTCAGCACGGGCGACGCCTCGTCGGCGCCGAGGCCCTCGAGCCCGACGTCCACCGCGAAGTCGTACGGGCGATTGACCCACGGCAGCTGCGCCATCGGGCGATCGTAGAGCGGGCCGTGGTAGCGGGTCGGGTACGCATGGACGCGCATCCCGTAGGGGTTCGGGACACCGTCCGGGTACGGCCCGTCGTACACGTTTCGGATCGACGTCATCGGCCCTTCCTCTTGCCGAATCCCTGGGCGAGAGCGACGGGGATCGTGACGATCGGCGCGAGCGCTCCGAAGAAGCCCCACAGGAGCGCCCACCCGATCTTCTCGGTGCGCTTGTAGCCGTGGTAGACGCCGACGCCGCCGCCGATGAAGCTCGCCCAGTCCCAGAAGGCGCTCCGCGTGCCGCCGAGGACTCCAGCGTGGGACGCGTCGCTCATGTCTGGTGGAGGCAACGGCTCGAGGATGGGCGCGTTCGGGTCGCCCTCGATCATCGTCTCGGTGATCGTGACCGGCGCCGCGGTCGTCTCGTCGGCGCCCATCGGCACGACGCCGAGCCCGCTCATCTCGCCTGTGAAAATGCCTCCGCGCTTCATGTAACGCCTCCGGGTTCGATCATTCGGGAAGTGGCCCACAGAGCGAGACCGACGAGGCCGAGGACCATGAGCGCCGAGGTCCATCGTGGGCGCGATTCCCAATATTTGTCGTCGGCACCGATCCCGCCGTAGCCCCGCACCAGAAGCTCGGGGTTCAGACCCATGACGCGAGGGTCGGGGCTGGCGGCGCAGGGACACATCAGCGGCGGCCCTTCTTGTTCGAGACGAGGCCCATGATGCCGAGCCCGATCGGGCCGGTGGCGAGCCCCACGGGCACGCCGATCCAGCCCCACAATTTCTCCTTGCTCGAGCTTGGGGCCATGGCCTTGCCGGCCTGGTAGGAGAGCGCCGCTATGGCTAACGCAAAGAAGGCGTAGTAGAGCGTATCGTCGTGGTCTATAGACCCAACTCCGCCAGCGGGCTGATCGAGCGCGCGGAGCATTCCGAACGCCGGCGATAGGGCGAGCCCCACCCCGAGCACCTGATCGGGGTGGCCAGACGAGGGCAGCGGATACGGGGGCGTATCGAAGCTCATCATCCGGGAGAAGATCGTGTCCTCTTGCGGAACGCGCATCATCGGCGACCTCGCTTCACAGGCATGAGAGTCGCGGCGGTGATCCCGACGGCGACGCCCACGATCGCCAGAGCGATGACGAGCCGGCTCACATTCGGCCGAGCGTCTTCCGCGGCCCCGAGTCCCCCAATGGGGAAGGCGTAGTCCCGTGGGATCCACGTGGACTGGTCTGCCGGCAGGCCGTGGGGCTCCTCCGGGAGCGGGATCTCGTAGAGGAGCTGCGTCGCAGCGTAGGCGTCCTCCTGCGCCTGGTCGATGGCCACCGCGCCCGAGGGCACGAAGAGCACGGCCTCGCCCGTCGTGCCGTCGATCACCGTGCTCGGCCGGTAGAACCTGTCCCGCACGATGTACCCGGGCAGGCTCTCATGATCGGCAAACACGCCTTCGTCGGGGTGGATGTTACCGTGGCTTCCGGCCGGATCGAAGACGCCATTGCCCTGCACGTCGTCGGCCTCAGCGAGCACGTTGAGCTCGTTCGGGTAGTCGCGAATGCCTTCGTCAGCGGTCATGCTGTCCTGTCCGAGACCGGCGAGGTTTCGTCCCCACGCGGCTCCGTAGACGTTGTACGCGGAATTCATCGAGCTCGGCCGCGTATCAGGCGGTCCGATCTCCTCGATCGACGGTAGCGATCCCCCGAAGAGCGGCGTCGAGTCGTAGACCGGGTACGGAGGCGCGAGCGGAAGGGTGCGGTTCGACATCAGTACCTCATCATTCCATGACCCGGGGGCTCGTCGAGGCTCACGGTGTAGTAGGTGGTGACGCGCTCGAGCATCCCACGCTCGTCAGTGCCCGCGACCGGGTCGCAGATGATCGTTTTTTCGCTCCGGGGCTCGACCGTGCCCTCGAAGACGTGGCTGTAGGCGCCCGGGCCCCCGAATCCCACCACGAAGAACTTCGCCACCCGTCCGAGGCACAGGTGCATGCAGCCGATCAGGGTCGCGATGTCGTCGCAGTCCCCGCTCGCGATCCCGTACTCGTCGACCTCCTCGATGAGCCGCTCGGGGTCCTTCACCATCTCGACGTGCAACTGGTCGTTGATGTAGCGGACGTTCTCGGTCACCCAGTAGCGGACGGCAAGAATCTCGCCCAGGTAGTCCTTACCCTGGAGGCCTCGGGTGATGTCCTCCACGCGGGTCCGGACGCGCATCGACTGCTCGCCGCGCGGACCCTGAGCCGCCTTCTGCATCTCCCGCAGCGTGTCGGGGTGGCCGCTGAAGCCACTGAGCATGTACGCCGGCTGGTGCAGAGAGTGCATAGGTATCCCAACGCGCGGCGTCGGAAGCGCCCAGCACCCGGAAACTCTACTTGGAGCGGCCAGCTAACTCAAGCGTGCTCGGTTTCAGGGCCGGTTTCCGTGCCCGGGCCGCCAAAGCCGGAGCGCGGAGGAGCTGCCAGCGGCGTGCCGAGCACGCTCCGGGGCTCCTCCCGAGCGTCTTCGCCGCCACGAACGCGGGGTGCTTCCGCCACTCCCCCATCCACTTCACCCGCCGATCGCCCGCTGCGAAGATGTTGAGGAGCCGCCGGTCCTCGACGGGATGCCAAGGCTCCCTGTTCCGGAAGCATGCGGCGCGCCAATCTGGATCCATCACGAGCGCTCCTTAGCCGGGTACCGTGATGCTAGTCATGACCGCGCCCATGTAGCGTGTGCCCATCTGGGCGCCGGCGAGATACGTGTCGACCTCGATCACTGTTTCGACTCCGCCCGGCTCCAGGAAGCGAGCCGCGATCAGAGACTGCACCCGCGCGCGGGCAGCCGCGAGCGCCGACGCTTGCGCTGCCTGGTAGAAGAAGAGCCTGATGATGCTCGGGGCGCCCCCGTCCACGAACACGACGTTCTCTCCCAGCTTTTTTGCCCACTGCGTGTGCAGCACGAACGTGTGCCCGTCGCCGCCTCCAGCTAGATCGATGTGCGAGAGAGATAGGCCCGCCAAGATCATCTCATTGGCCAGCGCCTCGAACGCTTCCGCCATGTCGTCGGCCTGAGTCGCCTGCAGGAAGCGCGTGACGACGGTCTGGACCGCGGCGCCTACGACCCGTAGACTGGTCGTGCTTCGGTATCGCGCCATTACGAATGGGAAGTGTGCCGTCGGGGTGGCCCGCCTGTCAATCGCTGCCCCATCACCACTTGATCCGAACGTCCACACGGTTTGGGATCCATCAGTGCCTCCCCGGGTGCCGCATCAGCGCGGCGCGCTCCCGACGTTCCGGGTCCCGCGCCTTCTGCCGAGCAAACCATCCTTCCGACCGAAGCGCGATGTCGGGCTCCGTGTGCCGTAGCTCCTGGGGCTGTTGCCGCCAGAAAGCCGGGACGGAATTGATCTCGTGGACCTCCTTCGATCTCCCGTAGAGTGGGTCCAGTCCGATCACCAGGCGGAGAGCGTTCATGAAGCGCTGCAACTCCGCCGCTTCCCTGCCGCAGCGGTTCACTCCCACGGAAGCCTGACCTTCGCTGCCCGTTCCCGCTGGGCGCGCTGCTCGGCGGGGCTCAACCGGCTGAAAAGGTTTGCGGCGCCGGCGTCGCGCTCGACAGCCCTCCCCTTCTCGTAGTCCGAATACACCTCCCCGATCTTCTTCCGCTGCGCCTCGGAGAGGTGACCACGGTCGTCGAACTGCTCGCGGATGCTGAGCAGGAAGTTCCGCTCCCACTCCGTGAGGTAGGCGCCGCCACGCTCAGTCGGCACGGCGGCCGCCTCCTCGAGCTCAGTGAGCTGCTCGATGGCCATGGCATGCACCGAATCGATCTCTCCTGCTTTCACGCCGGCTCCTTTTGCGTCGGCAGAACCACCTCGTACTTGAACCGCTCGAATACCCACGGAAATCGTGCCCGCGCCATCGAGCACATTTCCTCAGCCGACCAGGTACCCGCGACAACGAAGGTCGAGTGACTTCCCGGTCGGCTGTCGATGCTGTTATCCCACCACGACAGGGAGGTCCAGCCGTGCGCGTGCATGAGGCGCGCGACGCCGTTTGCCACGGCGGCCCTACCCTCCTGCAGCGGCGTCAGCCCTCCGTCGATCCAATGGCCCCAGGGCTGGATCGTGTCGGTTTCCTTCCAGCTCACCTTGTGCTGGTTCTCGCGCCACAGGTAGTGACCGGGCTCGGCGAGGCACCCGCAGTAGAACATTGGCGCGTTCATGGCATGCACCCCCAGTCCGAGCACTCGGCGACATCCACCCGCGCGTCGTAGCCGTGGTCCTTGTCGTGGTTCCCGGTGAGCCACACGTCTCCGAATCGGCTGGCCCCGGTCACGCGGTATCGCCGCCCCTGCCACGTGCAGAAGAGGCGACTCGTGACGAACTTCCGCGCGAGGACCTGCATTGCCGCCGGCAGCCGGAACAGCATGAACATCCAACGCGCGTAAGCGTCCTGGTCGTAGTCGTTGATGAACTTGTCCACGTGGGTCACTGGAGGTTACCTTGTGCGAAGGCTTCTTCGACGATCTTGCGCAACGCTTTCTCCCAGCTCTCGAGCGACTGGTCCTCGCTTTCGCTTTTCGGCATCGCAGTTGTTGCAGCGGTAGACTTTGACCGCCGGCTTTTCCTGCAGCGTGCCGAACAGTTGCCAGATGTGGCGACACTCGGGGGCGCGGTGCGTGCAAGTCCAGTCGCGTCCATCGATGTAGACGGTACCCGAGCAGTCAGCCACGAACCCGGGGCACATTCGGGTCATCTCGTCCCTTCCTGTCGGACGTAGGGGGCCCAGTCCAGCGCGAGCCAGTCGGGGGACCTCGGAGCATGCTCGTCACACGCGCCCAGGTCGCCGTTTTGGTACGTCGCTGGTCGATTGCAGCGGGCACCGTCGTTGTGATCACAGAGGGGCAGCTCGGAGATGAGCCCCGCGAGCTCGGCGCGGAGACGGTCCACTTCTGCGAGAAGTTCCTCGGCCCTTGGTTCCGGCTCGCCAGCGTTGGCGGCTGCCAGAATGCACTCGCGTGTTTCACGTAGACGCTCTTCGGTCATCTCGTCAGCCATCGGGGCGGGGCCTTTCGGGGACAGTGGGCCCGACGCTGTCAAGCCATGCCAGAACATCCGCGGCGCGGAAGTCCACCATCGTGCGCTTCGGCCCCACCTCGCCAACGACACGACCCGTCGGACTGCCCGGGCCAGCGAGGCGCATCCGTTCGCCTCGCCCCATGGCGCGCGGCAGCACGAGCTGGACGTAGTCCTTGCCGGGGTGAGTGCACGCTGCGCGGAGATCGGAGAGATCCACCTTACGCCTTCCCCTTCCGCCCGCGGGGCTTGGGGCGAACTCTATCCACATCGGCACCACGTTTCAGTTCGGTGTAGGTGCGGAAATCGTTCTTAACCTCGTACGCCACGCCAACTATTTTGCCGGTGGCCCAGCCGGTGGGCGACGAGTCCCTGCGCCACCGCACGCGAGTGCCACGCCGCATCACCATCCACTTCGCCGTGGGAGTCATCAGCGCTCAATGCCCCCAACTTTCGATCACCTTGCACACGGTGCACACGTAGCCGTCGCGGAACTCCTGGCACCGCGCGTAGCCGTCCTGGTACTGCGCGAAGCAATGCACCCGTCCCAATAGCGTCACGAGCGCGAGCATGCCGGCCGCGAGGCCCACTACCACCACCATCACTTGCTGCCCTTCGCCAACATCTCCCAGCTCGCATCCTCGGATGCCGCGACGGCTTCCAGGTGGGCGATCTGATCCGGCAGGGGATCGATCTTCTCGTGGAGAGCGTCCACGCGGAGGCGCGCCTCGACCAGCGCGTCCTTGGCGGCACCGTAGGCTTCCAGGGCGTCGTCGAGCTCTAGCTGGTACTGAATCCGGACGTTCTTCAGGTGCCCGGCGCGGTCCTTCGCCAGCTTACGAACGGTCTCGGGCGAGTTCCAGTCCGCTGCGTCTGTCATGTTCGGCTTACTCCTACGAGGTGCGTGGCCTGCTCCAGGATGAGCGCCACCTTCTCGAGATCGAACTTGTCCCCCGTCCGCGCTCCCGTCTCGAGGTCCACGCCGAAGGTGTCCGGCACAGGCGAGGACAGGGCTCCAGGCGGCCGCAGGACCGATAGCCCCTCGACTACGCTCGCGAAGTTCTCCGGAGTGATTCCTCCGGAGTAGGCGATGTGCCACGTGTTCGGCGGAGCCGGCCACTTCTTCGGGGCCGTGCCCGTGCCGCCAGAGGCGTCGAACAGGATCACAAACCGATGACTTCCTCCTCTGACCCGACACAGGTTGCACGCCATCGCGAGGGTATCGTCGTCGTACACCTGCAGGATCCACTGCCGGGTGAGGTACGTGTGCATGAGGCCTACGATTCCGTCGTAAGCACTTCGCCCGAAGCCGTTGAGCTGTACCCGTACGTACGGGGTGGACTCGACTCGCCCGATCCATTCCTCGCGCCCCGCAAGCGTCTGCCGCGCGAGTTCCCCGCAGAGGTGCGCCGAGAGATTCATGGCGCGGTTCTGCTCCCAGACTTGCTCGAGGCTCTGGCGCCACTTGAAACTCGGATACCGCGGCTGGCCCTCTCTCGTCTTCGAGAAGAGGATGCCCCACTCCACGAACGGATACCGCCGGCTCAGGTTTCCGAGCTGTGCAGGCTCGACGTCGTCGTCGGCCCCGGTGATCGTAACCCGCGTGAGTCTCATGACGGCTTGTCGTCCTTTCTGTCCGCGCCGACGCCTCGCCGCACTGGCGGACGAAACTCTTCCGGCACCTGTACGGTCGTATCCGTATCGAGCGCTTTCTTCAGATGGGCGAGCGCCGAGAAGGCGGTACTCGCGGAGACCCACCACGCCGCATGCGGACTCTTGATCTCGTAGAGCTTCACCCAGGCGCTCCTGCGGCGGGCGCGGCGAGACGGGCACGGACGCGGCCGATGATCGCGACCCAGCACGACTCGAGCCATTTTCTGCCGTCACGGCGGAGGATGGGAGAGCTCGCCCCGTCCGGCATCGAGACGATTGCCTCGATGAGGTGGTCGAGCCTGTACTGGCTCACGAGACCCGCCACGGGCTCCGGGTAGAGTTGCTCGAGCCGCTCGGCGAACGCCTCTGCCGGAAAGCCCGCCTCGAGCGCGCGTTCGATCTCTGCCCGGAGGGTCACCACTATCTCCGGGGCGAGGAGTCCCCCGCCCGCCGGCGGAGCCCCATTGCTCGGTGCCGGCGCGGCCGGCGGCGGGGCAGCCGCCGCGGCAGGAGCAGGCGCGCCCGGCGCGGGCGGCGGCTCCTGCATGCCCATCGGCGTCGCTGGGATGCCGACCGGACTCATGGGAGGCGGCGCCCCGACCTTCGTGGCCCACGCCACTCCCCGCGAGGAAGCGGCCGGAGGGCGCTGCTGCTGCGGCGGTCCCTGCGGACGCGCGCCCGGCGGCAGCTGCGGCATGCCGCCCTGAGCCGTCCGCCCCGCCGTGAACTTGTCCACCACCGCGGGTAGCCAGGTACCGATGTCCTCGAGCGCCTTGCTCGCACCGGCACTGATCCCGGCGACGAATCGCTCGCCGGTCGTCTTCGGCCCGTTGTCGTCGGGCTTCACGTAGCCGTACGCCTCGGCGAGCTCGTCCGCCTTCTCCTTCGCCTTGATCGGATCCTTGGCGTCCTCCGCCTCCTCACGGGCCTCCTGCGCCTCGTGCTCGAAGCGCTTCGCCCGCTCGCGCTCGTTCTCGATCCGGAATTCCAGCGTCGTCTTCTGGCTCTCCGCGCGTGTCGTGTACTGCTCGCTCAGCATGCGGAGCTCGCGCTCCTGCTGCTCCTTGATGTCCTTGATGCGGTCGTCGTAGCGACGCTCTGTCTCCTTCACACGGGCGTCGGTGACCTCCCGCTCGCGCTTGCGCGTCTCGTCGAGCTCCTCCCGGAGCTCGCTGACGCGACGGCGGATCTCGTCCTCCCGCTCCACGAGCTTCGTCTTGTAGAAGTTCTCGAGATCGCGGTAGCGCGCCTGCTCGCGGCTCATCTCGTCGACCTGCCGCTCCTTCAGCGCCTTCACGGTGTCGTCGCACGACGCGCGGACCTGCCGGATCTCGGCCTCGTGCGCGTCCCGCATCCGGGTCGTGAGCTCCGCCGTCTGCCCCGGGGGCGACAGGTGCTTCGCGAACTCCACGAAATCGTTCGGGCTCGTCGCCCGAGCGGTCTGCACGGTCCGGAGCTCCGTCTCGATCGTCTGCATCCGCTCGGCGAGCGCCTTCTTCTCGTCCTTCTCGCGGTTGATCTGCTCGAGAAGCGACTGCTCCCGTCGCTCGGCGGACTTCCGCTCGGCCTCGAGCACCCTGTCCTGGCTGCCCGTCACGACCTGCAGGATGTCTTTGGTGCCCGCCGCGTTGCCAGTCTCGGCCCGCTCCCGCAGGCGGGCGTTCTCCTTGTCGGTCCGATCGAGCAGCGTCGTCACGAACTCCAGGTTACCCTTGTGCACCTGCGCCGCGGCCGGGGTGAGCGGGCCCTGGAGGAAACTGGCGAAGGGGTTCGAGGGGTCTTGCATGGGGGGGTCCTGCTTGGAAGCGGGTGGTCTCGGATCCGGCAGGACCCGAAGGTTGGGCGGGTAGATCGGGACCGTCACCTTGATGGCATCGGTCTTCCTCACTATTTTCGGCAGCTCGGTATTCTCGTCGCGCCGGCCGCGCGGGTCGGGGCCCCACACGGTCACCTCGTACTCGCGGCCGCCGAAGTAGCTCTGAAACTCCGCCTCTGTGATGGGGTGAGTGATCTTCGCGATCTCCCCGGAGCAGGGGACGCTTTCCCACACCTTGGGAAGCGTGCGCTCGACGCGGAGGTGGTTCTCGCCCTCTCCGATGCCGACGGGAAAGTGGGCAAAGAGGTCCCCGAGAAAGCGGATCGGGTTGGCGCGGAGGCGCACGTCGTCTTCTTCGAAGAGCGCCTTCGCGGCTCCGATCGAGACATGCTCACGCCGGCGAGCATCGATCTCCGTATCGGGCACGGCCGTCTCGACCCAGTCGTCCTCCTCGCCTCCCTCCGCCTCGGCCGCCTCGCGGGGCTCGGGCGCCGCCGGCGCCAACTGCCGAGCCGCGTGCTTCTTGGCGATGTGCTCGATATCTGGCTTCTCCGGGTGCTCCGCCCGCAGACGCTCCCGATCGGCCTCCGTCGCCTTCGTGAAGGCGTCCGGATCGATGCCGCGGGCCTTCGCCTCCTTCCGGAGTTTCTTGGCGTGGCGCATCCGAAGCGCGCTCAGTTCCTTCGGGGAGAACTCCCTCATGCGCGCGTAGGGAAGGCCGTTCGCTCGCGCGAGCGCGAAGAGCTCCCGATCCACGGGCTCCTCCGGCACTTCACTCCGCGGCTCGGCAGTCACGGCACGCCTCGCTCCGGGACTGGGTGCACCGGGATGCCGCTCGTCCGAAAGCGCCGCGTCGCGTCCCGCGTGCCCGCGCCTCCCGGAAACGAGAGCCCCACGCCGCGATCGGGAGGCGCGGCACTCATGAGGAGATAGGCGACGCGGGTCATGAGCTCGTTTCGGATCGGGCCCGACACGCCGCCCAGGCGCCGCCAGATGCCGCGGGTCACCGGCACCCGCACCGTGAATACGCCATGATCGTCCGCCCACTCCTTCGCGAACGCGTCCGCCCCGTCGCCGTCCCCATGGATGACGATCGCAGGCTTCACGCGATCGAGCTCCGCGAACACTTGCGCCCGATCACGATAGTCACGGCCGCCGGTCACGACCGCAATCGGCCCATCCCAGGGTGTCTCCCAGTTGGGGGCGTTCATTCTGGCTTCCTTTGCTCGGCGCTCTCGACGCCGACCGCCGGCACATCGCCCTCGCGAAGCTCTGCGCGGACAAGGCCGAGACAGTCGTCCAGCAATGGCACCGAGTCGCGTAGCCCTCCCACCTCGAGCCGCCACAGCAGCGCCTTGAGCACGCTCTCCAATAGTCCGTCGTGTCCAGTGGACACTACGGTCAGTACTGCAGTGGCGCATGCCGCGGCGTCCAGCGCGGACCCCGCCACGCGCGCTAGCTCCCGGCGGAGGTACCACTCGGCCTTGCTGAGGTCCTGCTCACGATCGCCCTTCTTCCCGGCACGCCAGACGTACTTGACCGCGTTGCCCAGGTTGAACGACAGGTGTTCGCAGACCTCGATCGCCTGGACGCCGCTCGGATGCGAGGTGTAGTGCGGCGGGTTGTTCACCATCTCTACCGGCTCGATGCGCTGGTTCCAGAGGAGGATGGCCTCCGCCTCGAGATCGACGGGGCCGTCCTCGTCCGGGTCCCGGCAACCGATCGTGGTCGCCGGCCCGTCGATCATGCACTCGTCGTTCTCGCAAACGATCCAGCACTCGGTGCCGCCCTCGGAATAGACGACGTCGAGCTCGGTGCCTCCGCAGAACGGACACGGCGCCATCGCCATCACGCGCTCCCCGGCATGCGCTGCCGCGCGGCGGCGAGGAGCGCCGGGTCGAGGACGGCTTCGGCGCAGCTACTGCACAGAACTGCGCAGCGCGCCGGCACCTCTCCGACCGGGGTCACGAGCGTCATGTACCACCCGGTGGCGTTCGCACACTTGAAGAGGTCATCGCCTGTAAATGGCATGGCCATTACCAGACTGCGGGTGCAGTTCTGGGGCGGCTCGGAGAGCGGTCCGGCGCAGTGCAGGTCCACGTGCGTGCTCGCCACCCGGCTCTCGGTGATGCCGCGGGCGGCGGCGGCGCGGCGGGCGCGGCGGTTCACCGGGGCCTTTTGGAGCTTGCGAACTTCACCTGCGCTTCGATCGCGGCCTGGACACACTCCTCCGGACGAAACCCCATGTCGTCGCACCACCGGATCGTGGAGAAGATGAGGTTACCGAGCTCTTTTCTCACCTCGGCTCGCCACGCGTCGCGGTCCCGGGTGTACTGCGGGGGAGCGATGGGCTCGTGCCCGAGGCTCTGCGAGACGGTGAGCGTCGCGGGACATCGGTCGCGCGCCTTTCGGGCGAGGTCGCCGACGCCGACCATCAGACGCACGACGATCTCCTCGAGCGGTTGCTTGAACTGCGGCCCCCAGATGCCCCTGGCCTGATGAAGGAGGCCCTCGAGAGACGTTTTCTCGTAGCGCGCGCGGAGTTCGAAGACTTGGCTGTAGGCGCTCGACCAGTTTCCGTCGCCTTCACGGAGTGCGGGCTTGTCTCCGCGCGCCGCGCTCGCACACGCCCACAGCTTCGCTGAAAGGCGCTGCTCCTCCGGGGAGGGATAGGGATCCGTCACGGGCGCGTTTCCTTCTCCGGCTCCGGCTCCTCCTCCTCTTCCTCCTCCTCCGCTCGGATCTCTTCCACGAACGCTAGCCGCTCCTCGGTGAGGCGCACGAGCGCCGCCATGGCCTCGGCTTGCTGGGCCTCCCCGGCGCTCACGAGCCCCGAGCGGAGCCCCTCACCGATCGAGCGCCACTGCTCGAGCACGCTCTTGAACGTGTCCGCCTCCTCGTCACTGAGGACGTTCTCGGGCGTCTCGCCCTCCGCGAGCGCGTCCACCCGCTCGTAGAGCTCGGTCGCGTCCTCCTCGAGCTGGGCAAGCGCGGCGCCGCTCTCCCTGACCAGATCCCGCATGAGACTGAGGACGGTATCGGCCAGTTCCCCGAGCAAGCGCTGCTCGACCGGCTCCGTCGCCGCCTTGGCGAATTGAGTGATGCGCTTCGTCTCCGTCTCGATCTCCCGGTACAGCGAGCGGAAGACCGCTTCTGAGACGCCCGGATCGGCGTCGTCATCGCCGGTCTCGGTCTCGGGCTCTTTTTCTGACATGGTCACTCCTTCTTCTCGGAAACTTGTGGCGGCCCGAAGATCCCACCGGCCTCGGTCGCCGTCATCGGATGAAACTCCCGATTCGCGCCCTCTCGGATCTTCCTCGCGTCGAACTCATCGAGCAGCCGCTCCGACTCGACGTCACGCGGCTGACGCATGTCGCACGCGTACACGCCCGTGTCCGAGAGCCCCATGAAGGTCCCCTCGGTCGTCCGGCGCGCCGCGCAGAGGCGGGCAACGGACTGGTGCTGGGCGTTGAACTTGAACGCCGTCATCTGCCGCACGTAGTGCTTGCATGGTTTCCGCAGGGGCTCGACGACGAGTATCTTCTCGCCCGCGCGGCCAAGTCGCCGGAGATGCCCATGGAGCGGCACCATGGGCGCGGGAATCAGAGGGCGACGCGCGTCCGGCGTGGCCGGGTAGAGCAGCGGCCACCGCTTTTCATGCTCGCCCAGCAGTACCCCCAGGTACGGCCACGCCTGTTCCAGCGGGACCGCGTACGCGCCAGAGGGGGTCCGCGTCACCGCGCTCGGCGGAAACCTCACCACACCGAGCTCGATCTCGAGCACGAACGCCGAGAAGTCCCCCATGCACACGAGCGACTTCGGATTGAGTGCCGGGACGTCGCTCTCCGTCTCCTGGCTCACCGCCGCCGGCATACCGTCGCTCCCCTCGACGTAGCGCCCCGCCTCCGGCTCCCCGAACGTATCCGTCACGTCGTCGAACGGATGAAACTCGGTCTCCGCCTCCTCGCTCGCCTCCTGAGGTACGGTGGCGTCCTCCGGCGAGGCAGCTTCGTCCCGAGTCTCGGGACCCTCAGCGTTGGACATGGTTCTGAGCGTACCCGAGAGATATATCTGCCGGCAAGGGCTTTCCCCCTAGGTCGGAGCGTCGCCCGAATTCTTGTCGTGTTCCGCCTGAATCTCTTGGGCGCGCTCGAAACCGGGCGGCATCGGCCCCGAGCCGGGGTCTGCCTGTATTTTCGCGAGTTCCGCCCTGAGCTCCGCCGGAACTTCAATGTCTTTCACGTCGTGTCCGAGCTCCGCGAGCTTCGCGCCGCGCGCGTTCGCGACCTTCGTCGAGCGCTCGAGCTCACGCAGAAGCCACGACTGCGCCACGCTCGCCTGCCCGAGAAAATTTCGGTACAGATCGCGCCATTGCTCCGCCTCGCCCTCGAGCCCCTCGATGATGCCGAAGAACTCGTCGGCGCGACGCTTGTGCTGCGCGATCTCTTGCTGCATGGCGAGAACGCGCTCGCGGTGCTCAGCCGTCGTTCCGAACTCGCGGGCGACCCGGACCGCGATGCGCGCCTCGTCGCGCTCTGCGAGCACATTGCCGAGCCGAGAGACGAGACCGACGATGTACGCGGTGAGCAGGAGCGCGACGACGAGACCCACGGCGCCAGTGACGATGACGCCGATCACGCTTCCCCACTGGACGCGCTCGCGGCCGATGTTGCGCTCTCGCGCCCCTCGCGCAGCACTGTCAAGTACCCTTGCCAGACGTCGAGGATCGCGCGGGCCACCGTGTCGAAGCGATGAGCGGCGTCGTCACGGTGGGGCGCATTCAAGGCGTGGAGCGCCGCCTCGGCAGCAAACTGCACACCAAGGTCGGGACCGGTGACGGCAACCGCGTAGGCGCCGTCCGGCCCGCTGATCGAGAGCTTGACCTCGTAGGGGACGGGCGGAGCTTCGGCGTCGGACATCCCCGCAGGGTGGACACCCGAAAGACACGGGTCAAGCCCGGACGATCAGGGACACGCCATGGTGAAAGCCCCACGGCCGCGCGGCGCCGCCCGGCGGGTGGTAGTGCTCCTCGATGAGGCCGGCGTACTCGTCATCGATCGGGACCACCGTCCCGAACGGCGCCCCGCCGTGGGAGGCGAGCACCGACTGCGCGGCGCTGCTGAGCTCGGCCGTGACCTCGTCGCCGCGCACCCGGCGATAACCGGCCGGCAGGTCTATCGCGACAGGGGCTCTCGGGGGACCTTCGGGTGGCATGTTTTCCTCCTCGTCGGGGAACGCCTGCGCCAGGAGCACCAGGCCCGCGGCAATGACGAAGGCAGACCCCAGAAACATAGGGTTTACGCGGGGATAGCCCATCACTTCCGCTTCCGGTCCGCCGCGTAGGATTCCTCGAACTCCACCGTGTCGAGAATCTCCGGGGCCCGCTCGAGTAGGCCGGCGACGAGCTCCGCGAGCGCCCGGGCCGCGCGGTCCCCCCGGAACCGGTCCACCCGGACCGTCACCAGGTCGTCGACCCCCGAGACCACCACGAACCGGACCGGTCCCGCGCCCTCCGGGTGACGGTATTCCACGTGAATGCGGCCACTTGGGACTCGGGCCACGGTCAGGAGTTGGAGGAGCTCCGCCGTCGTGAACCGCGGCTCGACGGCCGGCGCCGCCCGGGCCTCATCCGCTGCCATTCGGCGGCCCTCCCGCTTTCACATGCAACAGTAATTCCACAAGAAAGTCACCGACCTCAGGTCGATTGCGAGGCTCCTGGGACCGGAACCGATCGATCGCCTCGCGGATCGGCGCCGCGGCCACATACCCCGCGTCCCGGAGATCCCGGTCGGTGGCATAGTCTGTGCCGGCGGGTTTGAAGTTCTGGGCACCGTTCCGGAGGGCGGCGCCGGGGAGGCTCACGTTGCCGGTGCCGGGGCCGGTCCGGGCGATGAGCAGCACGAACGTCGTCGGGTCCGGCCGCACGAACGTCACCGGCTCGTCCATGGCGAATCCCGCCCGCCGGCACGCGTGGTTGAACTCCTCCGGCGAGGACGCGCCGATGAACTCCCGGAACGGGACGCTGTCGGCGCCGCCGACGTCCGGCGGGACTTTCACTTCCGCCTCCCGAGGAGCCGCCGCGCGCCACCGAGGAGGCCCCGGCCGGACGCGGGGGGCAACTGGGCGCTGATCCGCTCGGCGAGTTCGCCCACCTGCCCGATGAGCTCGGTCATCTGCTGGGTCTGCCGGATCTGCAGCTCGCTCGCCGTGTGCCGGCTGCCGCGGTGGTGGGCCTCCGGATCGTACACGGGCGTCGCGATTGGACCGCCGCCGAAGATGCCGCCCCCGGTGCTCCCGCCGATGCCGTGGACGCCGTCGACCAGGTCCGCCTCCTCGGCGAGCCAGCGCTCCTCGGCATCTTCCGGGCTCTCCTCGGTGTCGCGCCGGCTCCGGACGACCGGGCTCCCGAACTCCTCCCGCTCACGCCGCTCGCGCGCCATCTCCGTCCCGCTCCGCGCGAGCGCCTGCGTCGGGCGCGCCGCCGGCGCCGCGCCCCCGAGCCGATTGCGGAGCAATTCCCGCTTCAGCTCCTCGACGGTCTTGCCCTCGGCGCGGGCGAGCGCCTCGAACGCTGCGTCGAGATCGTCAGGCATTCGCCTCCTCGTTCGCAGGCGCAGCATCCGGATTCTCCAGGAACGCGACCAGCTCGCCGGTCGGATCAATCGGCTGCACAACTTTCGGCGCGCGCTTCCGCCGCCAGCGGCGCTTCCGTTCCGCTCGCACCGCAGCGAGCGAAGCGTCGTCGAGCACCCAGTCGGACGTCGCAACGCACCGGCCGGTCGCGAGCGAAAAGGCCGCGTTGTTCGCGGGCGCAAACGCGACGACGAGCCGGCGCGGAGAGGAGTCCGCCGGAACGTGCTCGTCGCCCTTCAGATGCTTGCCTTCGAAGACGAACTCGTAGCCGACGACGGCGACCGCGCGCTTCTCGAGCGGCGTGAGGGTGCGGCGGAGTACTCGGTTCACGCGCTCGAGCACTGGCCATCGCAGAATGGTTACCGCGAGGGTGCGGTCATCGGACTGGAGGATGCGAGAAGTGTCGGCCATGGACCCGATCGTAGCCCGGATGCGCTAGCTAAGCTAGCTCAGAGGTGTCGGTGCGCGCGACTTCGCTATCGAGCGCGCGGTCGATCTCGCGAGCCTCCTCGGCCGCGCTTCGCAACGGCAACCCCACGAGCGCCGGCGGCCTCACCCGTTGAGCTCTCGCCCACGCATGCACTTCGCCGAGTGTGTCGGGGGCATAGCCGAGGCGCGTGCGGCACAGATGCAGCACGAGCGACTCCACCGGCCCGAACGGTGTCACGAAGTGGGCGGGAGGCTCCGGGTGTCGCTGCCAGTAGGACCAGATCTTGCGATCGAGGAGGCGGAAGCTCCGGCCCGCCTCAGCGAGCACGTTGTCGAGCACCTCGATGTCGCACCTGCCGGTCGCCACGAGCGCGAGCAGCGCGTGGTTTCCGCCGCGCATCGTGTCTGCGTCTGCAAACGTCGTCTCCTGCCACGCGCGCCGAGCGCTCGCGAACACGCGCTCACGGCGATAGCGCTCGAGTAAGCGCACGACCGATATCTCACACGTGAGCCAGGCGTCTAAAAGATCCGCGCCGAGTTCGAAGTCCTGCTCGGTCCAGCCGTGCTGCTCGTCGAGCATGCGCAGCGGCGGAGTCGGGACGGCGAGCGGCGCGGGCAGCATCGGGGGCTACCGTATCGCCCCGACGAGGATCCTGGCAAGCCCCGGTTGTTTCCCGCGGGTTACATGCAGGATCGTGAGCGTCACTCGTTGTCGAAGTCCACCGGAATGTCATCCATCGGCCCGGTCTCCTCGTAGTTTCGGAAGCGCATGGTCTCTTTCGTGAACGCCACTTTCACGATCCCGGTCGGACCGTTGCGTTGCTTGCTCACGATGACTTCGCACCAGCCAATGAGCAACGGGTCGGGCTCGCGCATGTAGTACTCGGGCCGGTACAGAAACAGCACGGTGTCGGCGTCCTGTTCGATGGCGCCCGACTCGCGTAGATCTCTCAACTCGGGACGCTTGTTCGCGCGGTCGCGGTTTTCTACGGAGCGGTTGAGCTGGCTCAAGAGCATCACGGCGACGTCCTCGTCCTTCGCGATCTGTTTGCAGCCTCGCGAGAGCGAAGAAATCTCCTGCTCGCGATTCTTCCCGCGCTCGCCCACCACGTGCATGAACTGCAGGTAGTCGATGACGACGAGCGCGAGCTTCCCACACGGCACTCCGGCCGCTCCGCGCGCGATGAGGCTCTTCAACTTGCGGACGCGGGCCCGGATCTGACCGAGCGTCGTCATCGAGTAGTCGTCGACCCAGAGCGGGAGCGCGCCGATGCGTGCGACGCTTCCCGAGACGGCGTCCCAGTCATTGGGCTGCATCCCGATGGGGTTACGAATGCGGCCGTGCACGATGCCGGTATCGATGGACAGAGCGCGCTGCGCGAGCGCGACGCCGAGCTGCTCCAGGCTGAAGAACGCGACCCCGTCTCCAGTTCCGGCCACGTGCATGGCCACATTGAGCGCGTACGCGGTCTTGCCCATGCCGGGGCGCCCGGCAACGACGTAGAGGTCTCCGCGTACGAGCCCCATCATCATCGCGTCGAGGTGCGTGATGCCAGTCGGCGCGCCGAGGAGCGCCACGCCGCGCTCCTTGGCCATCTGCATTGTCGCGTACGCGGCGTCGGCGTGCGAGCCGAGGAGCACGAGATCTCGCGCCATCGACTGGTGCGCGATCTGCCCGAACGCCTCCTCGGCGCTCTCGAGGTAGCCCTGCAGGTCCTCCGCGGAGTTGGTCTTCAGGACGCCGACGATCTCCTGGGCCTTGCTGATCGCCTGCCGCGCTCGCCACTTGTCGCGGATGAGCATCGCGTGGTGCTGGGCGTTCACGACGGACGGCGTCGCGTCGGTGAGAAGCGCGAGGTACGGCGTGCCGCCGACTTGCGGGAGGCGATTGTTCTGGTTGAGCCAACTGGCGACGAGCACGACGTCGATCGGCCCCCCGTCGGCGCGGAGCGCGCAGAGGGCGCGCCAGACCCAGCGATTGGCGTCCGAGTACCAGGCCGCGTCGGGCAGGAGCGGAATGAGCTCGTCGAGCAAGTCCGGCTTCAGGAGGCACGCGGAGAGCACGACGCCCTCGGCGAGCATGTCGGCCTGGGTGGACGCCTCGCTCATCGCATGCGTCCGTCGGGGCCCTTGAGCGGCACGCCGCGCAGATCGGATACGAGCCGGCTGTACGCGCGCTCCCCGAGCGTCGCGTTGCACTCGTCGGCATTGCCGTTCTGGGTGACGAGCGTCGGCAGCCCACTCGCCCAGCGCTCGTTCGTCAGGATGAGCAACTGTTCGCGCACCCACTCGTTGGTGCGGTGGGCGCCGAGGTCGTCCAGCACGAGCAGTTCGGCGCGCTTCGCGCGATCGACGACGAAGCCGTACTCGTCCGGGTTGTCGAAGCCGCGGCGAATCTTCTCGAGGAACTCCGGCACGAACTCGAACTGCGCCCGCCTGATCTTACCCGTCCGCAGGAGCTCCGCGATGATCGACGCGGCCAGGTGAGTCTTGCCGACGCCTGGCGTCTCGCTCGCGAAGAGCAGTCCCGTCTTCGTCCTCCGGCGATCGAACGCGCTCGCGTACGCCTTCGCGACCTCGAGCCCGTTTCGCTGCGAGCGGTGTTTGGGCTCGTAGTTCGAGAAGCGCATCGTCGCCTGCCGATCGCGGACCCCGGATAGCAGGAGCTGTCGGTAGAGCAGGTAGTCGTCCCACTTGTCGCACTTGCGATCACTGATCTGCTGGATGGCGTCGTCCCAATATGGCCTCCTCCCTTGTCGGAAGAGAGAATCGTTCTCGATACGCTCGACGCAGCGGCCTCCGTGCGACGGACAGTCGTCGCACTCGACCAGTCGCGCTTCCGCATGTGGCGCAAGCCCGTGCACGCCGGAGAAGTCCTTGGTCGTGATGTCTTCTGGGATCCCGCTCGCGAGCCGCGGGTACTCGGTCTTGAGCCACGCGCTCAACGGTTGCCCGTTCATCGCGCTCTCGAGTCGAGCGCTCTGGGCTTCCTCCGCCGGGCGCACGAGTCGCAGGTGATGCTTCAATGTGTCCATGCGTATGGTCAGTCCGCTAGAAAGTCGTCCAGGTTGTCGAACAGGGCTCGGTCGAGCGCTGTCCCGAACGCGGTCTTCTTCGGGGCTGCCGGCGGCGCCGCGCGACTCTGGCGGCGCTCGGGCTCGCGCTTCACCCACCCGAGGATTCTGGAATCGAACGCCGCCTGTGTTTGCACCCGTGGCTCCTCGGCGTGCTCCCGGAACCGCCCCACGAGGTCCGCGAACCCGGCCTCGCTGATCCCGAGCTTGGTGGCCGACTCGACGATCCGGACGCTTGGCCAGTAGGTCTCGACGGGCAGATCCCACTTCGCCCGTCTCCCCGGCCCATTGTTCGATTTGGGGGGTACCTCCCCCTCCTCCGGCGGCGCTGATGGCCCGCTAGGATCCTCTCCCGAAGGGAGATCAGCACGGCTAGGCACGGCTAGGCACAGAGTGACAGGGTTGCTCTGAATATTACAGGTGGATTTCGGTAAAATGTCACGCTGCGTGACACTCGTGAGCAGATCTGGGTCACGATTCGTGACCGAGATCTCGTGAGCCTCGGCCAGGGAGCGAGCCGCCATGACTGTCACGTTTCGTGACATGTCACGTTTCGTGACACCAACATCGCGTGCGCCCTGCACTTCTGCGGACAGCCTGGCTAGAAAAGACGCAAGCGCTCCGTCGGCCCGGAACCACTCCTGGTCGATGCGGTAGTCCCGAAAGTCGTGGTGGAGGCCGCCGGCGATCGCCCGGCCCCCGGGGAAGTCGGCGACCAGGCGGAGGGTGTCCTCGGGGTAGGCCTGGGAGAGGGCGGCGAGGCGGCTCTCGAGGATGTTCGTGTAGCTGATCCGAACGGCGCCATCCCGAGCGCGCTCGACGATGTAGACGCGCGACGCCGCATCGTTCTCGGCGGGCTCGGCCTCGCCGCGGAGGATGCTCTCGCGGTGCGCGACGTTGGCTCGGCGCGCTCGCGACTCCTGCTTCCGGACGGCGTCGCTGCTCTTCGCTTCCTGCGCCTCCAGAAACTTCGTGACGATGAGCCAGCGGCCGCGGAGCATCACGACCTCGTGCTCGGTGAGCTTCGAAAGCCCGAAGTCGACGACCTCGTACGGCATCCGCGTCACTGCCGCGAGCCCCGAAATGGGGCCATCCGCCCCGAACTCGAAGACCCCTGCGCGATCCACCCGACGCAAGAGTTGCATCAGCGTGCACTGCCCCTGCCACAGGATCATGACCCATGTGGCGGTGTCGCGAGTGAAAAGTCGAACGTACCTCTCGTCTGAGAAGTCCATGCATGCCCTCCGAGCGGTTGCTGGCGGTTACGCTCAGCCACCGCTCGCGAGGGCGAGCTTGGGCTTGTCTTCGAGGGCCTTGAGGGCTCCGGTCTGCTTGGCGAAACGACGAAGAGCGCGGCGGAGGACGTCCGACTTCGTCAGGCGCTCGTTCTCGGCGCAGGCGTCCAGGATGCGCACGTGCTCGTCGTCCATGACCAGGGTGAAGATTTTTCTGGGTGCGGCCATTCCACTCCCATACAGGGGTCGTCTTGATCGGGTCAAGATATGTTCCTGCGGCAGGGGCGAGAGGCCACGAAAAAACGGGCCGGTCGCAGGGTTACGGGCGCGGCTCGGGGCCCGCAGGCGCGGGCAGCGCCGCGTCCGGCGCGAACAGCGTCAGGAGGCGCAGCGTGAACGGCCCGCGCATCACGACGCCGCGCTTTAGATCGTCGAGGTACTTCACCTCCTCCTTCATGACGTAGCGCGCCTTCATTCCCTTCGGGAGCATGTCGACGGTGAGCCGCGCCACCGGCCGCCCGTCGAACCGCACGAAGCGAGCGATGCTCATCGGGCAGTCAAACCCGTCGGGCACGCCCTCCTTCTTCGAGTAGCGCGTGAAGAAGTACTTCCGGAGGAGCCCATCGACCAGGAGCGCGCCGCTCTTCTTCTGGTTGAGGACGATAACGGTGACGGGGTTGGCCTCTTTGTGGATCCAGACGGGGCCGACCGGGATGTGAGCCCAGGACAGTTGCCAGTGCGCCTCGCAGGGTACCGCCCCGGCGACGACGAGCGCGGGCTGTCCGTCGGCAGTGATGAGCCCCGGATACTTCCTGGATAGCTTGACCACGACGCCACGATCGTGGAGCTCCTTGGCGACCTGGCGCACGTAGTCCTCGCTCATCCGCGAAGGCTAAGAGGCGAGGGCCGGGAAATCAAGCCGGCAAGCGAGCGCGCTTGACCGCCGCAGAGATAGCTGAGATATCTTTGTGATGCTCACCGCCAAGCCCTTCGAGGTCCGCCCTGGTGACATCGGCTCTCTGCCGGTGATCCCGAACACAGCGACGACGATCGAGTTGACGATCGACGAGGTGACGACGGCGCTGACGGACTACGCGCTGCGCGAGCGCGACGAGCCGAGGCTCGCGCGGCGCGTGCTTCTCCAGGTGCGGCAGCACCCAAACGAGATGCCGGTGTTTCGTCTGTCGTACTGGCCGGCGGGGGACGCCGGCACCGTGGCAGCGCCGGAGGAAGCTCCGCAGTGAATGAGGGGGCGGTAACGCTGATCCGGATCGAACTAGTCGTAGACGGCAAGCGCCGTGAGATGCTGTTCGTGCGTCCGTCGAAAATAGCGGACCTCCTCGGCGCCGAGGACTCCGTCGGTAGCTTCCTCCGGGCCTTCCGAGACACGGAACTGGGGCAGGGCGAGCGATGAAGACTGGGGACGCGGTTGCGGAGCTGTCGGCATTGCTGCGCGAGGCGGACCTGCGCCCGTACTTCCACCAGGACGGCTGCGCGATGGGGACCGATGAGCACGGTCGCCCCTCGTGCCGGTGCTGGGCGCTCTACTGGCCGGAGTTGCAGCAGAACTCCAAGAGCCCCGACGATCTCCGCCAGCTGGGTTGGATGGTCGCGGTGCACAACGACTACATGATAGATGGGCGGCGGTACACGTTCTGGCTCATGAGCAAGGGAGAGCGATGCCTCAAGGGGGAGGGGAGTTGCGACGCCGTGGCGCTCGACCAGATCCGTGCGAAGCTCCGTCCGGAAGAGATGCAGCGGAAAACTGACCAGCACTGGGGGCTGTAATGCTGGTGACCCCGGACGAACTCGCCGCCCACTTTCGGAGGCGCACGCTCGAGCACTACGTGGGTCTGGCCCTGAGGGACTGTGTGCGTGCGCGCCTTGCCGGGGAGCTTACAGAGGACCGCTGGTCCGCGCTCGGGGCGGAGCTCGTGCGCGCGCTCGCTGCGAACGGCGTGGCGGTGAGCCTCAGGAAGGATGAGAAGACGCCGTGACTCCGGACGATGCGGTCCCGGTCCATGCCGTGCGTCGGATCGACGCTATCGACCTCGCTGGGCAGACGATCGGCAAGGTGGAGGTCCTGGGCGTGCACGAGGGGCCCGGGGAGATTCGCTGGCTCTGCAAGTGTGAGTGCGGCGAGCGGTTCGTCGCGAGTTCCGTAAACCTCCGCGAGGCCGGCAAGAACTACCGCTGCAGCAAATGCCGACGCCGTCCCGGCCAGAGCCGCGTCCACAACTGCAGCATCTGCCACTCCTCGGCCCACAACCGCCGCAACTGTCCGGATCGGAAGGAGGATGGCGCTGGGAAGTTCTGCGGGGAGTGCTTCGGGCTCGGGCACAGGCGTCCGCACGAGGGGTGCCCCGGGTGCGGGGCGGCGTTCGTGGAGGAGAGAAGTGCGTGAATGGCAAACATGATCCAGAACCGCCTGAGCGTGATCGCGTCCCCGGCCGAGGTGGCGCGGTTCGTGGGCGCGGCGGAGGGGTTCCCTCACCGATGGTCGACCGATCTGAATCCGGCTGTGCGGCAGGTGTTCTCGTTTCATCGGCTCGTGCCGATCGCGGAGCACCTGCTCAGGAATGCCGCGGCGGCAGAAGAGGTTGAGCACGAGCGCGCGGCGTGGGGAATCAAGTGGGGCGACGTGCCCGACCCGACGAGGGAAATGTCGCCGCCCAATGTCGTCACGTACAGCTACGAGACCCCATGGGGCCCCGGTGATCTCTTCCTCGCGAAGCTCGGGTGGAAGTGGACATCGGGCGGCAGCAACGCCGTGATCGTGGCGTCCTGGAGCGATCGCTACTTCCCGTGTCGGGGGCGGATCGCATACGAGGCGGGGATCGCCCTCGCGAAGTGGCGGGAATACGGCACGCCGCTCCGGCTCAGGGAGGGAGCGTTCAGAAAACAGCACGAGCTCGCCACGTGGAGCGATGAGGAGCGCGAGCGCGTCCGAAATGAGGAAGTGGCGACGTGGGCCTCTGGTTATCTCGATGGGCACGACGGCGCCGTGGCAGGGCTGCTCGAGGCCTGGAGGCAAAACCAGTGAGCGAGCGGACGCTGCTTGGTTGGCTCCTGGAGCCGTGGGACGGAGGGGCGCTGCCCTTCGGTGGAGCGCCACCGGTGCTCCCCCCTCAGCCCTCGCGCCTTGCGGTGTACGCCGCCCTCATCGGCATGAACGGTGGCCACGTCACGGTGAGCGGCTGGGGCGTCTCGCACATGGGCGGCCCCTACGGTAAGCACGGGCTCGACCAGGAGGAGGCGCTGACGCTCCTCGGGCTGTCGGCGTTCGTGGAGGGCTGGCTCATGGGGACCGCCGGCGCTGAGGCCGCAGCCGTCAACGCGGCGGTGGACGAGGAGCACCGGCGCGTGATCGGCCTCTTTCGGGCGGGCCTAGCCGAAAATGAAAAAGTTGACGACCAGAGCTAGCTGAGATATCTCATCGGCGTCCTCGGTCGTCGCCGGAACGCCGGCCGGGGGAAGGAACACCGAGTATGAGTGACCTGGCCGAGCCCTGGGATCAGAACGACGCCGCGATCGAGGAGTTGTCCAACTGGGTCGTGTCCCTTCTCGAGGCGCGCACTGCGAACAGTCGAGCAGCCATGCAGCTGCTCTGTCTCGTAAAGTATCGGTTTGCTGGGTGCTGCAAGGGGCGAGAGCTCGCCGTGGTCGCCGAGTACGACGAGGTGGACGTGCTCTGCCGTGAGGGGTTCGATCTCGCTGCTGCGGTGGGGTTCGACGGAAGTAAGCTCACAGGAGGCGGCAGCGCATGATGCCCAAGCTCACCATCGTTGCCGACAGCGCGGCGCCGGGCCGGCGTCCGGATGGAGAGCCATGGGTCAGGTGGGGACGGAGCGGGGACTACAGCGGCTGGTACGCGATCGGGACGCGCGTGCCCGAGCAGCGGCAGGGGCTGCCCTTCTGGCAGAGCGTCGTCGTCGCCGTGGCCGCGCTCTCCGGGCGCCGCCTCGACGCCGCGCACGCGCTCGGCCCGGCGATCCTGGAGATGGGCGCGCTCGGGGTGACGCTCGCGGACGGCGACGCGCAACTCCTCCTCCATCGCTGCCTCCTGGCCGCGCCCGCCTGGTACACGGAGGTGATGGCGGAGCTCTTCCATCTCTCGGGCTTCTACACGAAGGAGCGCGGACGCTCTCCCGACGGCGGCACCTTCCGCGTCGGCCCCATCGCCGTGCTCTGCGACCACACCGGCCACGCGCTCTTGAGCGAGGACGAACTCCGCCGGCTCGTGATGCTCGGATCGGGGTCACTCCGGTGGACGAAGGCCGAGAAGGACCGGAGCCGAGTCTGGGTGGCGGCTGTGAGCAAGCTCCTGCGGCACGAGGCGATGGACGCCGTGCAGGCCGGAGTTGCCTCCGAGCTTTTGCCACGCCTGGTGCCGCCGCGCGTGCTCACGAGCATCAGTTGGTCGGGGGACCCCGGCGCGGAGTGGCAGTACACGCCGGAGCGGCAGTTGCTCTGGGCGTACGCGATGGTGCGGGCGGCGCTCGGGGACCGGGAGATGCGGGAGCTCGAGAGCGAGAGGGAGGAGGCGACCGTGCAGATCCCGAAGGTCGCCGCCCGTGTGAAGCGAGAGACCGAGAAGGAAGACGCCCTCGGTGTACTTGCCGGGCTCTTCAAGTGCGATCTGGGGGGCGGATGATGTGGGCTTTGCTCGGAACGATGGGCTTTGCGGCGTACCTGATGAGGGAGTGGCTCCCAGATCGGCTCTACGCCCCGGACGGCCGCGACATTTGGCCGCGCCCCCGGCGTCCGCTTCGGCTCTACGCCCCGGACGGCCGCGACCTGGTGGAGACGTTGGCGGCTCGGCGCGTCTACGCCCCCGACGGAGTAGATCTCGACGCTGCCCGCATGCGCAGCACGTGGGCAGAGAGCGAGGAGGAACTCTCCCAGGAGGGCATTCGCTGGCAGAGGACATGGGGGCCGAGCTTGTCGCCCGACGTGCCCGTGCCGGCGCCCAGTTGGCACGCGGTGCTAGGCTGGTGCCCGCCCGGGCCGCGGACGTTTGCGCCGGACGGCCGGGACCTCCGGTACGAGGCGCGCGCGGAGCAGATCCGCCGGCGCGACTCGGCGGAGGCCGTCCCGGAGCTCGAGCCGGGCGGCGCCGAGGTCACGATGGAGGACGGCCCGTGATCAGTGGCGACACCCCGAAGGGCACGCGCGTTATGGTGCGTCTATTGCGTGGCAACCGCGGCCTGCTCCGCACTGTCACCCTCTCCGCGTGCCGGTCCCCGGGTGTGGTCACCGTAGCCGATGAGCGCGGGCACCCGTGGGA